ACGATCTCCACGACTTTCCCTTGCAAACTTAGCACAGTAATAATCACCGTCATCATCTGCTTGTTCATCTAGCTTTAGATATAGTTCATCGTCATATTGAACAACACAACCAACGGGCACATCCTCCAGTGCCATAGCTCCACTCTCTTTAATCATGTTCCACCACCGTATCAATAAACAAATTAATTATATTAATGTCTGGATTGTACAATACGGTAGAATCAAAGGGCGTATGACTCATTGTCCCATCCAGCACATTAGCTCTACTACCATCACAAGCAACCAGAAATGCACTAAAATAACCACCACCATCATCTTTGTTTACTCTCATAAACAGCATACTAGTAGTGTCATCTCCTTCATAGTTTGGATGACCATATATACCACCTATTTCCACTTCACTAGCTTTACATACTTTTGCATTCTTCAATCTCATCTCGTTGCACCTCGTTGCACCTAAAATGCTATCATCATTTGAGCAAAAAGAGAGGGCGCAATGCGCCCTCCAGTCTTATAACATTGTTATAAGCGAGAGTGTCAGGATAAACACTCAATCAAGGACTGTCAATCTAACAGCCCTTTGTTGAATATTTATAGCTAAGTCATAAGTAAGTGTGTATCGCTTTACGCCTATCGGGTGCGGCTGGCATTTCGGTCAGCGAGCTATTGAGTCCTTCTCCGGGAAGTTGCAGTACACTTCCATAGCTCTATGGCTAGTCATTATGCACATCTAAAAGGTGGTGTCAAACACTTTTTTAAATTATTTTTATTAATTCCTTATAACATTGTTATAGCCACTACTGAGCAAGAATGCATAGCAAATGCCATGCCAACATTGCGAGAATTATTCTCATTAGTCGAATTATTTTAATCTAATACCAACCTACCACTAAACACAAAACGCGCTTAGAACGGCTTACAGGAAGCTAGAGAGGCATATAACAAATAGGAATAAAAACACCATTCAATATAACTAAACATGTATTATGTATTGCCTATATATAGTAGCAAGAAAGCGAGCGATAGCGAGCAATTAATATAAATACACAAACCCCAGCAAAATCAACAACTTATGTTGCAAATATATAAGGCGTATTGAGTGTGAATGTTGTTAGTTGATTATTGCAACTCTTACTTATTCCATTAAATTATATGTAAGCACTCACTAACATAATGCTAACCTAAATTAATTGTAACTAACAAAAAATAATATAGGACAAAAAGGCTGGAAAAGGGGTAGGGAAGGGGGTTAACTGTCTGATTATTGTTATTAATGCAACTAAATAATTTCTGCAATAAAATAAAATATTGGAAATAGTTGTTGACAGATAGATAGAATACATGTTATAATACTATTGTATAGTAAGTATTAAATTATATATTAATTATAATATATTTATATACATGTTTATATTTTTCCTATAGAAAAATATTATATAATAATTATATAAATAATATATTAAATACATAAGTTGTCTACAGAATAGTATATGCCAGATAATAAGTTTAAAAACTCAAGTGGACAGTGGATTACAAAGTCTTTGTTTTATGAGCATACATATGCCAAGGGACGAGAGCTTGCTCTCTTTACATTGAAGGATGAGGATATTGTAGAGACAGATAAGCATGGTAATGAAGTGGTGTATGCCAGCTTAAAGAAATTGTTTCTTAGCTGTGATGATCCTAAGGAATATGAGTTTGCTAATAAACATTTGGGTGGATGGCAACACTGGCAAAGAATACAAGACACTGACTGTCTAGCAGAACACATAGAAGATTGGAGAGAGGAGAGGGATGCCAAACTTGTGAGTGAATGCATCCAGAACATTAGGAAGATGGCCCCTGATAACTTCTCAGCTGCTAAGTGGATTGTTGAGAAGGGATGGGAGAAAAGGACAGAGAGAGGAAAGCCCTCTAAAGAAGAAAAAAGGAAATACCTACAGGGAGTAGACTCTAGAACAAAAACCATCACAACAGATAAGGAGCGTATCCTTGCCAAGCGATAAGAATAATAAGATTGTGTCTCTCTCCCCTCCAGCTAAAGATAAGCCTAATGAGCACATCATTGAAATGCTGGAAACTGTACTACAGCTAGCCAAAGACGGAGAGATTGGTGGTTGTGGTATTATTCTTGAGTATAATAATTATAACACAGGGAATGCGTTTGTAGTGCAACGTCCTGCTGTTATGCTTGGTGAGATTGAGTGTATGAAAAGGGATGTTATGGATGCTCACGTAGAGCTTCGATTTCATACCCCCGGTGAAGGATATTAATGTCCAGACTTAATGAACACCTAGACGAGATTAGACAGCTTGCAGAGGATGACCTCTGGAGCTTTGCTGTCCTAACACATCCAGAAAGGATGTATGGGGATATTCACAGAGAAGCCTTTAGGTTCCTCCAGAATACGGAAAACCCTAATTGTCTTTTGCTTCTCCCCCGTGGACATATGAAGAGCCATTGTATTGCTGTATGGTGTGCGTGGTGGATTACTAAACATCCAGACACTACAATTCTATATGTGTCTGCAACCTCTACGCTGGCAGAGAGCCAGCTGTACGCAATCAAGAACATCTTAACAAGCAAGAAGTATAAAGAATATTGGCCTGACATGGTGCATCCAGAGGAAGGCAAACGAGCTAAGTGGAGCACCACAGCTATTGCTGTAGACCATCCTGTACGTAGGAAAGAAGGTGTACGGGACATGACCGTTACAGCCGCAGGTTTGACAACAAACACTACAGGACTTCACGCAGATGTGATTGTAGCAGATGACGTTGTAGTTCCTGATAATGCCTACACAGCAGAAGGAAGGCGTAAGTGTGCTGCTGCAATGTCTCAGATGGCCTCCATTCTGAATGCAGGAGGAATGATTAAGGCTTGCGGTACACGCTACCATCCAGACGATCAATACAATGTCTGGAAAGATCAGATGGTGTTGACATTTGATGATGATGGGGAATGCACAGGCAACGAGCCTCTATGGGACATCATGGAAGAAGTTGTGGAGGTTAATGGGAAGTTTTTATGGCCTCGGTCTGTAAGAGACGATGGGAAAGCATTTGGGTTTGATGCTCGCACCCTAGCCACCATCTCTACGATGTACACAGACAGAACACAATTCTATGCTCAGTATTACAATGACCCGAACGATCCTGAAAGTAACAGAATGGATGATACGAGGTTTCAGTATTACGATGAGGGCAAGATTAGGAATGTAAACGGCTTCTGGCATTATGGAGACAAAAAGCTTAAGCTGTTTGCTGCTATGGACTTTGCCTTCTCTACCAAGAAGTCTGCTGACTTTACGTCCATTGTAGTTATAGGAATGGACGCAGAAGAGAACATCTACGTCTTAGATATAGACAGGTTTAGGACAGATAAGATGGCAGAGTATATTGAGCATCTAGAGAAGATGCACATTAGGTGGCAATTCCCTGTCCTCAGGGCTGAAGTAAACGTAGGTGCTGATGTTATTGTAAAGGACATTAAGAATAGAATTAAAGTGCCTTTGAAGATTGATGCCTATCGACCAACTAGGAATGAGGGGACTAAAGAGGAGCGTATTGCAGCTGCTCTGGAACCCCGATATAACGACTTAAAGATGTATCATTTCAAGGGTGGACACACACCAGCCTTGGAAGAAGAGTTGGTTTTGGCGCGACCGCGCCATGACGATATTAAGGATTGTTTGGCTTGTGCTGTTAGCGTAGCCACTCCTCCTTTGGTTAGTAAATACCTAAATACAGAAAAACGTAAGATTGGATTTAATAAACGATTTGGCGGAGTGCAACGAATTTAATGAATGAATATGCAGTGAAGGAACTTGAGAGCCTTTTCAGCCCGGATGGGCTTGCAGACTCTATTGTTTACAACTGGACAGACTGGCGTGATCAGCGTTCCGGTATGATGGATGAGCTGGAAGAACAGCGAAACTTTGTGTTTGCTACAGACACTCTCCATACACTAGGAGCACAGTCACAGGAACAACTACCTTGGCACAACCGCACTACAGTCCCTAAGCTATGCCAGATTAGAGACAACCTACACGCCAACTATATCGCCTCCTTATTCCCTAATGACAACTGGATGCAGTGGGAAGGGTATACAGAAGAGGATGATTCAAAAGGCAAGAGAGAAGCTATACAGGCGTACATGTCTAATAAGACGCGCATTAGTGGTTTTAGGGACACAGTGAGCCAGCTTCTTTACGACTACATTGACACAGGTAATGCCTTTGCTGATGTTATTTGGGTGAATGAAACCAAGACAGATAAGGAAACTGGAGAAAAGATTCCCGGATATATTGGGCCAAAAGCAATACGGGTTGGTATACACGATATTGTGTTTGACCCTACAGCCATCTCATTTGAAGCTAGTCCTAAGATTACACGTAAGATTGTTAGGATAGGTGAGCTGGTTAAGATGCAGGAGGCACGTCCCGATAAGTGGATAAAGTCTGCAATCGAGCATGGTCAGCGTGTACGTGGACTAATTAGTGGCTCTGGATACACAGTGGATGAGGTTAGGAAAGCCTCAGGCTATGATGTAGATGGTTTTGGTGATTTGTACAACTACTACTCTAGTGGGTATGTAGAGCTTCTAGAGTTTGAAGGGACAGCCTACGATCCACAGACAGGAGAGCTGCTAGACGATTACATCATCACTGTAATGGACAGATGTAAGATTGTACGTAAAGAGCCTATCCCTGCATGGAAACGTAACGGATATAAAGTGCATACAGCGTGGCGTAAGCGGCCTGACAATCTGTATGGAATGGGGCCACTAGCCAACCTTGTTGGTATGCAATACCGACTGGATCATTTGGAAAATGCTAAAGCTGATGCTTGGGATTTAATCATCACCCCTATGTGGAAGCGTAAGGGGGATGTACAGGATTTTGAGTTCTACCCTAATGGGGAGGTAGTGTGTGGTGAAGATGGCGATATAGAGCCTCTCACGAAGCCTACAGAGGCGCTAGCAGTGAATAACGAGATTGCTATTCTCATGCAGCTGATGGAAGAGTTTGCAGGAGCACCAAGGGAAGCTATGGGTATTCGTACTCCCGGTGAGAAAACAGCGTTTGAAGTACAAGCACTAGAGAATGCTGCTGGACGCATCTTCCAAGAAAAGATTACACAATTTGAAATTGATGTTCTTGAGCCTCTCCTTAATAACATGTTAGAAACAGCTGTACGTAACATGACTGGAGCTGATGTTATACGTGTGATGGATGATGATTTGGCTGTAGCCGACTTCCTCACCATTACTAAAGAGGACATCACAGCTAAAGGTAAGCTGCGTCCTATTGGTGCTAGACACTTTGCTCAGAGAGCGCAGCTCTTACAGAACTTAGTAGGCATCACCAATTCTCAAATGTGGCCTAAAGTGGAACGTCACTTCTCTGACATTGAGATTGCAAGGCTGCTGGAAGAAACTCTGCAACTGCAACGCTTCTCTATTGTCAGGAAGGACGCTGCTGTGTTTGAACGGGAGGAGTCTCAGCGTTTGGCAAACCAAGCAGCAGAGGACACACAAGTACAACAAGCAACACCTCTAGAGGAGGATGACCCCCTTGGATAAACGACTACTAGATCAGTGTAGAAACGAACAAGAACGTGCTGATATGAAGGCGATATGGGCAGCATCACATCCTGTACGCACTCAATTGGTACGTGTTCTGGAGAAAGAGCTTGAAGCCTCTTACACTGAAATGTCAAAGAAAGACAACTATTTCATGCCAGCTTGGAGTGAATACCAAGCTAGTAAAATAGCAGAGCAGAAAACTCTGCGATCTTTAATTAACACACTAAAAGGTGACTAATAATGACCGACGACCTCTTCAATGGAAACCCCGACGAAGGTGGTGCTGGTGAGAACGAGAATTCTCAGCAACCTACCCCGGAAGCTGAAAAAGGCACACAGGATGCCTCCGCACAGGAAAAGCCTGAGTCTATTGATCCGAACAGCCTGTTTGCAGACCAGCTAGCAGAGATTAAGGCGGAAGATGGGCGAACTAAATATGACTCTGTAGATAAAGCTCTAGCCAGTATTCCGTATGCTGATAAGCATATCAAAGAGTTGACTGATGAAGTTAATGAGCTTAAACAACAACTGGCACAATATGAGGGCTTAGAATCTATGTACGAGCATATTAAAGAAGAAGCGCAGAAAAATAATGGGGCGACACCAGCCGCAGAATATGACGAAGCTTCAATTGAAAAGGTAGTGGAAAATCTTGTTTCTAAACGCGAGCAGGAAGCTCGTATTAAAACGAACCGAGATAATGTTAAAACTACTTTGGAGTCTCAATTCGGAGACAAAGCGGAAGAAATGTTTAAAGCTAAAGCTCAGGAGCTAGAGATGAGTGTTGCAGAATTGACAACTCTCGCTGGTACGCATCCCAAGCTTGTAGTGGAGCATTTCGCTAAAAAGGAAGACAAGCCTTCGGGAGAATCCGTAAGCACTGTAAACACAGGAGCACTGAAAGACAACGAAAAAGGGCTAGACTTGGAAGAGTTGCGCCGTACCTTCATGTCTCCAGATAGCTCTGAAAGTGCAGCTAAGTTTAGGGAAACTTACGAAGCTGTCGTTAAAAAATATTCTGTTTAATTTATAGGAGTATAGTATGTCTATTTCGGCATCTAACCCTTCGTCTACAAACCCTGCGTTTATAGAGGCGGAGGTAGAGAGTTCCTACATCCTACGAACTCTCAAAGAAAAGCCGTTCCCCAACACGTTCTATCGGAATGTCACAGACTTCCAGCATGGGGATCAGCTTAATATCAAAACAATCGGTAGTGTAACCATTCAGGAAGTAACTGAAAACGAAGACATTACCTTCAACCCAATCGAATCAGGTACAATCACCCTGTCAGTGAACAACTACATTGGAGATGGATATTACATCACAGACCCAATGCGGCAGGATGCTCACCAGATTCAAGCACTGTTGCAAGCTCGCGCTGAAGAAGCTTCTGTGGCTATTCGGGAAACTATGGAAACTCGTTTCTTCAATACCCTGCAAGCTGGTCAGACAGCATCTAACAACAACGCAGTGAATGGTATGCCTCGCCGCTTCCGTGGCGCTGGCTCTAACGACACTATGGCTATTTCAGACTTGATTAATATGCAACTTGCATTTAACAAGGCTAATGTACCTATGGGTGGTCGTATCGCTATCGTTGATCCTGTTGTTGCTGCTACTTTCAGCCTTGCATCAACTCTCACCTCTAATCTGGATGCCAGCGACCCCACTATGGTTAAGTTGGTTAAAGATGGCTTTATGGAAGACCATGAATTTGTAACCAGCCTTTACGGTTGGAAAATCTTCACTTCCAATAAGCTGCCAGTAATTAGTGGTGAAACTCTCGCAGAATTTGATGCGAGTGGTTCAGGCTCCACCTCTGGTGTGTGTAACCTGTTTATGTCTGTTGCCAGCGATCAGCTGAAACCGGGCATGATGGCTATGCGTCAGCCACCTAAAGTGGAAACTGAGCGTAACATCACTAAACAACGTGACCACTTTGTGGAGACTGTGCGTTGGGCAGATGGTGTGCAGCGACTCGACACTCTTGGTGTTGTTGTCACTTCCGCAACTGCTACTTCATAAGGAGGTATATCATGAGTTATGAAGATACAGCGGGTCTGAATGTTTTTACGCACTATGGCCCACGCGAAACTGAAGATGGCGTTCTAGGTGGTGGCGAACTTCCCGGTAAAGGCTCTATTCAAGAGGTAGTTGTTTATGTCAAAGACACTGACTTTGGCAGCGACGAAACTTTTGATACTCAGCGTTCTTTGCCAGCAGGAGCTATTCCTATTGACGCAACCTTCGATGTAGAAGAAGCTATTACACAAACTGGTGGTACTACGTCTCTCACTTTGAACGTAGGTACTAACGGTAGTGAAGGTACTAATGGCTTTAGCATTTCTGATGCGGCTACATCTATTTCCACAACTACTGAGGTAGACTCTAGTGGTGCAGGTACTTGGGCAGCTGCCCTTGCTGCTGAAACTGCTATTGGCGTTTCTCTGGTAGCAGGTGGAGGCACCATCACTTCTGTAGATGGTGGTAAAGTTAAGATTGTGATTCGTTATCGCAAAATCTAAACTGTGAGGGGCTTCGGCCCCTCCTTTACTCTAAAACTATATGAGTCCATTAGATTATCAGCTTTTATACTCCCTAGGCTATCGACAAGCCTTGAGTGATATGGTTTTTAAATACCTAGAAGATCAAGGGTATCAAGGCTCTACGTCTGACATGCTGTTTGACTATCTAGGGGACTTAGGGTATGTAGGAGACTCTACACCAGACAGGCTGCTTAGTGCAGCTATTACTCAATCCTACACTAGTGTTGCAGACATGTTATCAATTATTTCTTTGTTTGCTCTAGGAGAATCACTATTGGAAGAGAATGGAATATTGCTCTACGAAGAGGATGGGACTACTCCCCTACTTAATTAATGGCTAAAGTAACAGATCAAAACACCCTATTAGGGAATGAAATAGACGCAGCTGATGTGTTTTACGTTGTTGACGTTGACGACACAACAGATTCGGCTAGCGGTACGGGCAAGAAAATAACCCTCTCTGAACTAGAGAGTGGCTTGTCTGTATCTTTAACAAATATAGAAGATATAGCCACCGACTCTATCCTAGGAAGAGACACAGCAGGAGACGGTGAACCAGAGGTATTGGGTGCTTCGCAGGTAAGAACTATTCTTGGTCTTGGTAGTGTATACGACAAAGACACAGGCACCGATCCGGGCGATGTTCCGCTGAACGGTGGGGCGGCGAGTTTTACGTCTCTTGGTTTAACCGGGAATCTTGAGATAGAAAATGGAACGCCGCAAGTTATCTTGTCGGAGTCTGATGGTACATCCACGCACAATAAAACAAGGCTTGTGCAAGCCTTGGACGATACGGTTTTTCAAACTCTTGATGATGGGGGTGCGTTTGTAGCTTCCGATTATATCATTCGGAAATCTGCTTCAGGGGCTGAAGATCAAGAATGGCGGCTTTTAAATGTAAATAAAATGAAGCTAGACAGCAACGGCCTAGATATTGTTGATGGTATAACAGCCGGAGGCACTATCGCCCTAAACCAATCTGCCGGTGATATTGTAATTCGAGATACGGCAGCAACAGAAGACCAGCTGACGCTGACCACCAGCGGCGCGAACGGCTTTTTATTCACAAAATACGATCTCAACTTAAGAGCAGGCGCGTCATCGGCACTAAAATTTGACATAAACGGTGTTGAGGCAACAAGAATTGATTCTACGCGATCTCAGTTATGGGGGAAAACTGGTCAAGATACATCATCCGAAGGTGTTGAAATCGCTCCGAGTGGTAGATTTAGGGCAACGTTATCTGACGGTGATGTTGCTACGTTTAACAGATTAACCAGTGACGGAATACTAATATCCCTTCGTCAAGATACAACGCAAGAAGGCTCTATTTCTGTATCTGGTACGACTGTCTCTTACAACGGTGCTCACTTATCTCGATGGTCACAATGGGCTGATGGGCCTCATGCTGAACCGCCAGAAGTTTATCGCGGAACTATTCTTTCTAATACCGACGAAATGTGCGTATGGCTTGCAGTTGAATGGGAAGAAGTAGTTCCGGCAGAGGTTGAAAAGGTCACTCACTACAAAACCAAGCCCGTTAAGAAGAAGAAAATTACCCATGAAGTTGTTGATGGCAAGGCAGTGCAGACGGTTGAGGAAATTACCGTCGATGAAGTCCAGAAAGAAACCTTTCCCATCTATGATGAGCTAGGAAACCCTGTTACTGAGCCTGAGAAAGTTCCTATTATGGAAGATGGCGAGCAAGTTAAAGATGACGAAGGTAACCCGGTTTTCGAAATAGTTCAGGTTCAGAAATACTTCACTCGGCGAATTGTCGATTATGTTGAGGAAGTTGAGCGCACACCGGAGCAGGTAGTGAAGCATCACGAACTATACGATGGCCCCGGCGAAGTGGGAGACGTTATTGACTACACCGCAGAATCCGGCGAAGTGGTAAAAGCCACAATCGTTCAGGAAGCCAATGAGCAGCTTAATAAAACCCTGATCAGTTCGGTTGTCGGTGATAAATCCGTGGCCGGTGTGTTTCAGGATTACGACAAAGACGATGTTTATGCGCCCTATGATTTCTATGTCGCGCAGGTGGGCGATTTCGTTATCCGTATTGGTAAGGACGTTAAACTCAAAAACGGTGATTTAATCGAAAGTGCTGGTGATGGTACAGGCCGTGTGCAGAAAAGCATGATGACCCGTGATTACACAGTGAAGGCCAGTACGGTTGCCAAAATTACATCTACTGAGGTCATTGAAACTTACTCAGACGGTTCATATCTAGTTCCGTGTGTGTTAATGGCTTCTTAATATTGGATAATTAAGTATGACAATAGAACATAAAGATATACCATCTGCACAGAGGCATGAGCCTAAAGGAATAGAAGCTTCTTCTTCTGGAGAAGTGTATGTATCTGATGGTACTGGCTCCGGTGATTGGGAAAACAACAGAACAGATAGTTATTCTGGTGTAATAGCAGATATAAGCACAGCAGAAACTATTTACATACCTATCGCTTACGCAGGAGAAGTTGTACGTGTTATAACTGTTATTGATACTGCCATCAGTGCCGCAGATGCTACAGTAACTCCTAAGGATAGCTCAGGAAATTCTATGGGTGATATTACAGTAGAGTATTCTGGTAGTGCAGCTGGAGACGTAGATACATTAACCCCGGCTAGTAATAGCACAGTAACTAATAATGACTATATCACTGTAGAAACAGACGGGGGTAGTACCACAGCTTCTAAATGCTACGTTACAGTGATTGTAGAGAGATCATAAATGGCTAAACTCACTCTTTTGGAAATGACACAGGACATCATGTCTGATATGTCAGATGATGATGTCACCTCTATAGACGACACTATAGAGAGTTTGCAGGTTGCTCAGATAATTAAGTCCACCTACTTTGAGCTTATGGGCAGACGTAATTGGCCTCATCTCAGAACATTGCAAACATTGACAGAGGTGGCGGATACAGACACGCCCACACACATGACTATTCCAGCTCTCACTAAAGAGATTGAATGGGTTAAGTATGATGTAGCTAAGAGTGGAGAAACAAGAACTAAGTTCACTACAATTAAATATCTTCCTCCAGATAAGTTTTTAGCAACTGTCAACAACTATAATGATGACAACAGTAATGTAGACACCATCACTGATCCTTCTGGTGTTATATTTAACATTAAGAATGATGTTGCGCCTACATATTGGACTAGCTTTGATGATGAATACATTGTATTTAACTCTTACGACAGTGATGTAGAAACATATTTGGCTACGGCCAAGACACAAACATCAGCTTTTGTAGAGCCTTCATGGAGTATGACAGATGCACATACGCCTGACATGCCTAGTGAGATGTTCCCTACATTACTTGCAGAGGCTAAGTCAACGTGTTTCTTACGTCTTAAGGACGTACTGGATAGGAAGGCAGAGCAACAATCTAAACGAGGCATGACGTGGCTCGCCGCTAAAGCAGGTAGAGCTGAGGGAGGCTTACGAGGCCCAAATTATGGCAGACGAGGTAATTAATTATGGCAGATAAGAAAAACTATAAAATCCAATTTGAAGGCCATTGTGTCTCCATTAAGTGGGAAGGCGGTGGTCAACTACCTAAAGAACTTCAAGGCTTGTTCACTTCCACTATGGATGCACAGCGAGCTATAGATATTTACGAGCAAAACAGAAAAATTAAAGCTGAAAGAAAAGTATCCACCTCCTCAGAAGACTAATTAATGCCTAGAAAAGCAGCTGTAGAAAACAATTCCTTTGTAAAGGGGTTGGTAACAGAAGCATCCCCTCTAACATTCCCTGAGGGCACAGCTTCCGCCATATCTAATATGGAACTAAACCGGGACGGTAGTTTGTCTCGACGGTTTGGTATGGATGTAGAAAGTGGAGGCAGCTACACATCCACTAGTTTAAGTAGCTTAACTAATACAGCTGTTCGTACCTATAAGTGGAAGAATGCTGGTAATGAAGCTACTACAGCGTTCATGGTTGTTCAGGTGGGGAGGAAGCTATATTTCTTTGATGGCTTGGCAGACACAATCTCTGATAACCTAACTGGAAGTATTACGGTTACTGGTGCTTCTGACGCAGACTTGATGAGCTTTGCTTATATACAAGGTGACTTGGTAGTAGCAGCTTTAAATATGTCAGCACCAGTTCGTATTAGTTGGGATGGAACCAGTTTCTCTCAGGAACAGATAAATATTAAAGTGAGGGATATATGGGGAATAGATGATGGACTAGCTGTAGATGAACGTCCCACTACTTTGTCAGTTGCTCATGATTACAATTTGCGTAACCAAGGCTGGCCTCACACTTTCACTATTAATACAGCAGGGAGAGACAACTCGACATTTACGGAAACTACTGAGACTGATCCCGTAAACTACACTAACGGTAGGTTTGGTTGGTTCCCAAGTAATGCTGATATTATATGGGCTAATTTAACTGAAACAGCAGATGAAGCACATGTACTTCGATCCTACTGGCCATTTAACTTAGAGCGTCAGCTGCTAGGCACAACTCCTGCTGCTAAAGGTAAGTTTATTATAGACGCTTTTAGTAGAAGTGGAAGTAGAAAGACAGAATCAGATGTCGCAGGATCAATTCCAGCTGACGCAGAACTAGGTAAAATAAGTGTTGTAGAATCCTACTCAGGACGCATCTGGTATTCAGGTGTACTGTCTGTTATATCAGGAGGAGACGACAGAAGCCCTAGCTATTCTGGTATGCTCTTCTTTACACAGATTATAGAGAATGATGATGCATTTGAGAAATGTTATCAAGAAGCTGATCCTACTTCAGAGGACTTCTCAGAGCTTGTAGCGACAGACGGTGGGACTGTTAGGATACCAGAAGCAGGTTTTATTGTTGACTTACGTGTAATTGGCAACCAGTTAGTAGTGCTGTCTGAGAATGGTGTGTGGAGCATCTCAGGTACAGATGGTGGCTTTAGGGCAGATGACTACAGAATCACTAAAATCTCAGATGTAGGTGTTGTAGGTAAGCAGAGTATTGTTAATGTAGAGTCAGGTATTATGTATTGGGCTGAGGGAGGTATTTATGCCTTAACTCCAGACCAAATCAGCGGAACTCTAAATGCACAAAACATAACTGAAAATGTTATACAAACTCTTTATGAGGATATTAATAGTATAGCTCGTACCACTGCCACAGGTTTTTACGACAAACTGGAAAGAAAAGTTAAGTGGTTGTACAACAACGACTCTGATTATGATGGGGTTACACTGCCTTATTCTTATAATAAAGAGTTAATACTTGACACAGTGTTAAGTGCTTGGTATGTAAATGACATTGTAGATGCAGACAGCGATAGTCCGTTTCTCTCAGGTTATTCTCAAACAGAAGGCTTCACAACCACCACTGTAAATAACCTAGTAGAGTCTTCAGACATTCAGGTTATAGTAAAGTTGCCTGATGACTATAGTTACGAGAGCATAGCAGCAGAAGATTGGGAAGAGTCCTCTAGCACTTTCCCCTCAGGCAGTTCACAGTCTTACGACTCTGGCCCTTGGGTAGCTACAGGAGCTAGTGCTGGTGATGGGATGTATATATGGGATGAAGGTTCCACTCTGAATGGTGGCTCTTGGAATCCCCCTGACATTGATGTAGAACACTGGCAAATGAAAAAGCCAGCAACTACACCAACCTACATCTCTACTATTACCACTGACGTTGATGGTGGACTTCCCGGAGGTATCATACCTGAGGGTGTCACTGGTCAAGGGAGCTGGTATCAGGGTAATATAGGATATAGCTATTACTTTGAGCCTTGTAGAGCATTTGTATCAGATAAAGGGGCTTTTTGTTACAGGTTACTACGAGAAGATTCTTCTGAAATAGTATCTAAATACGTTCTTGTTTATCCAGACGGTAGTGGTGGGGGTTCTCCAGACACATTAGTTAATGAAGCTCTTACTAATTGCCACCAAACAGATAAAGTGTTTGATGATGCTTCTAACTTAGCTAATATATATGGAAGTGCTACTAATTACTTCATTGCTTGTCAGAAAGACGGATTCTTTTACGTATTTCTATTTGGTTCAGGGAACCAATCACATTACATAACTATACAGAAGTATAATATGAGCACTGGTGATTTGGTGCTAGAAAGACAAGAAGTTAATACAGACTTCGCTGATACATCAGGGCTGGATTACACGTCTGTAGCTCTGGCAGAGAAGTGTGGAGTAGTAGACGGTAAGTTAGTAGTGTTGTTGGACACACGTAATGGCACTAGTAGATATGCTGTAGAAATCTTTGATGTAAGTGACTTAAGCATTACAGATAGTCAGTGGGTAGACGATGGGTCTTGGTTCACTGAAATGAATGTGTCGGCTCCAGAAGAAATAGCTTTTGATCCCGGCAACGAAGATGATGAGGCCGACTCTAGGATAGTGTTTGAATCAGCTGGATCACAGTATGACACAGCATGGATAGACAATCTTACTTCACCTACAGGCACTATAGAAGGTACAGATTTTAGTTCAGGTATTGTTCCATTTACAACATCAAGGATACACAAAGCCTTCTTGGTGGAGAAGGATCAGCCTATCCAAATGCCTATCCTGTATTATAACAGAGACACTAGTGGTGCTTCTAGTAGTGCGCTGGCGTGGGACTTACTACAGCCGGGGGATGTCATCTCTACAGTTGACCGTGATGTACTATTAACTGAAGCAGCTAGGACATCGGGTACTACACAAACTAAATACTTAGTAGTGAAGCCTAACGCTGTTGGAAGTAACTACGGAATAAGTTTTGGTCACTATTACAACACAGACTTCCAAGACTGGAGTGATAATGATGCAGCAGCTTATATTGTTACAGGAGCTAGCACGTATGGAGACACACAAAGGCAGAAGCGTTTAGGTCAAATATTCATGCACTTTGTTCCTACAGAAACTTCGTACACAACAGCTAGTGGGTTTGAGAACCAATCAGGCTGCTTGCTAAGAGGTAGATGGGGATGGGCTAATTCCTCAGACAGAGGCAAATGGAGTGAGCAGAAGCAAGCCTACAGGCTCCGCAATGCTTTCATCCCCGATACAGACACAGACCCTTATTCTTATGGGTTTGATGTTGTAACAACACAGAACAGAGTGAGAGGGAGTGGTAAAGCATTAGCTCTCAGAATGGATAGCGAGGCTGGTAAAGATATGCAAATACTTGGATGGGCCTACCTAGTAGAAGTGGAGGACAACCCATGAGATATGTAGTGGCTCAGGATGATAATTGCCAGCTGGAACTGGAACAGAACGATACAGGACATTGTTTAGTACACCTTAACGTAGGAGATAACACACTAACGCTTTCTCAGTATAAAGAGTGGAAATGGGTGTGGGATAGAGTGAAGGACATACTGAAAGACAAAGGACACAACGAAGTGTTTGCAATTATAGCTACAGAGGAACCTATTGCTGTGCACAAGCTGTCACAAAGTTTTGGATTTTATGCTATATTGAAAATTAGTAATGCTATTGTTTATAGACAGGAGCTATAAATGGGATTAGAAGCAACAACACTGGCCTATATATCTGCTGGAGCCACAGCCGTTGGCACAGGCGTTGGTATTTATAAGCAACGTAAAGCTTATAAGCAGCAACGTAAAGCCAGCAGAGCGCAGGAAAAGATACAACAAATTAAGATGAACAGGGAGAGGCGTAAGCAAGCAGCTGAAGCCATACGGTTACGTGCTGTCCAGACAGCTAATGCTCAACAGGCAGGTATACTGGATAGTAGTGGGTTGGAAGGAGCAAGAGGCGGCCTAACCTCCACTGTAGCCAGTAATTTAGGCTATTTAAACACACTTAACGCTTATAACACCACTATTAGTGGTGCTAGAGGTCAAGCAGCTAAATACACATCTCAAGCTAATACAGCTAGTGCCGTTGGTGAAATTGGCCAGCGTGGTTTGAGCTTGTGGGGTGATTCACTAATTACAGAGTAATTAATGCCATACGATGTTTATAAAGGCTACGACGAAGCCGACTTAGAAGAAAAAGACGTAGAACGTGCTCCTTGGAGCCGTGAAGCCGCTGAAAGCACAGGCACTAAGCTAGCTATAGCTTCTGGTGGGGAGGCTTCTAGCGAAAAGGTTAGTGCTGACTTGTATGCCTTAGGACAGAGTGAGGAACTACATAACACCGTATCAAGGCTGAGGCAAGAAGATAAGCACCATAAAACAGCTATTGCAGGCGAAGTGGCTTCCACTTTAGATGCTCCTACGGCTGTTGAAGTGTTAGAGAAACGAAAAACTGACAGTGATGATATAGAGCTTCTCAATGAAGCCTCTCTCTATCAATATATAGCAGCACGTCATCCAGACAAGCTTGTGGATGAAGAGTCTATATTTGAAATGATGGAGAAGGAGAAAGCTCTAGTAGGCAAGGCTAAGGACGAATACTATGAGAGCCTTGAGCTTGATGACAATGCTGGAAGCTTAATCCTTGAATTCATTGAGGGTGTTGTTCCTTTCGTAGACGCTGCTTCTGTAGCTAAGTTTGAGAAGTCTATGGAGGAAGCTACAGGACAGGACTTTGGTAGTGGTGTGAAGAGTTTCTTTGCTCCCGGTACTGTGCTGGACAACATGGCACGATGGATTGAGGACTTGCCTCCACAGGAGCAACGCCAAGTTGCTAAGTGGGTGGTAGAAAAGGCTCAAGAGAATTCAGGCATTCTCACAGACAACGATTGGATTAGGGTTGGTATTATCCATGACACCCTGTCCCGTACTATGGAGCCTGTGGTAGAAGAAGGTTTTGATGGTAACGACTTGCGTAATGTCATCTCTGTGCTTGATGTCGTAGCTCTAGGACAGGTGGTGAGAAACACAGCCAATCTAGGTAAGACACTTAAGTATGGGGTTAAGGATGCGTCTAAAGAATCCAATGTATCTCAGCTAGATAGGATTGATCCTAAGGCGGGTGCTCAGGCTCGCTCAGAAGTGATTATGGACGATTCAGGAGTGGCTGCTGCTAAGGCTGGCATTAAGAAAGAAGATGCCGTACAAGAGGCTATATTGTCCGAGATTGGTGCTCGTAGCTCTATGCCCTTTATGAGCAAGAAGTTCTATGAACGTCAAATGCGTACAGCTGACATTATAGCTAACAAGCGTGTTGATTTGTCCACCTACCTCACAGAGACAGAGAAGGTAGCACAGGTTAATAACAGAATTGCAAGCATGGAACGCCTTGGTAAAGGGGTTAGATGGGATAATGCTTCTGAAGTGATACACACAGAAGATGGTGTAATTATTAATTCACGCTTTGGTAAGAGCAGTGAAGAGGGTTATACATCCCTTGAAGCTGTACAAGCAGCAGAGAGAATCAAAGCAGATGTTCCAGCTAATGCTCAGGTGAGAGTGGTAGCAAGAGACTACGATGGCACTGTTATTGATCCTTCAGAGGTAAGTGGGGGCAATCTACAGCCCGTTAAAACTAGGTTTATGGAGAGGTATAAAGTAGATGTAGAGGACGTTGATGACATTCCTCTGGAGTCTCCTAAGAAGTACGATAAGTGGAGACAAACCCTACCCGCTGGTAAGAAGCCACCTCTGTATAAAAACCTACCCAAGTATATAAAGGATGAGGCAGAGAATCCTACTCCAAGGTTCACTGAATACTTTGTGGACGTTAGGTTTGTGGATGATTATAAAGCAGGAACACACACTGTATTCAATCCTGATGATGTAATGCTGACAGGAACTAAAGCTAAGTATATTGGTGATATTAGTGCTGGATTTAGCAAGGAACTCTCTGGACAATTCTATCGTGCTTTTGACGTAGTTGGTGGAAGCAAGAAGGCTATGATTGATATGATACAGCCTTTTATTAGAGCCAAGAGCAAGAACAGAGACTTAGCTGTAGCTCTCCTTGAGAAAGGAAGAGGTAAGGGTGCGTCTGATGGTAAGACATTCACAGTGGATGAGATTATTGGAGAGCTGGACAGCATCTCTGGAAAGCTCACAGACACAGATATTCAGCAGGTTGTAGAAGGCTACATCTCTGTACGTAACTTATTTGATTCCACGTTCGTACTGAACAACAGGGCTTTTGCAGCTAGGCTAGATGCCGATGGTTTCACCAAGGTCGTAGAAGACGGTGCAGGAGAGGTTGTAGACTTTGTTAAAACTATGTCTGATGAGGACATATCTAATATTACACATGCTTACAATCCTACCACAAAGGCTGTGGAGAGGCTTTCTCCTGAGGATATAGCCCGACACCTAGAGAACAATACACAGTTTGTTGAGGCTCGTAGTGTTGTTAAGGCAGGTGATCAGGGAACTAAAGTGGTTATGGTGGACAGCAAGGCTGCCCTTAAGGCTAGGCCAGAGCAGGTGCTAAATCGTATTGAGGGCTATGTTCCCCGGCAATATGAAACAGACTACTTCATTGTAACCAGACCAACTAGCTTCTCTATGGATGGGAAGTCTTTGTCTAAAGATTCTATGCCCATCACAGCTAGAATGGCTGTAAGGAACAAGAGCGATTTGGATGAGGCCATAGCTGAAGTGCAGAAGCAATATCCAGACTTGGAAGTGGACTATCAATTGGCTAGAGAGCTTTCAGCTGTAGACAGGAAGTACATGGAGCTTGATATTGAGCACACTAATGGTGGGTTGTATTTCTCTAAACGAGGAGAACAATTACAAGACTTCAGGAATGGTATTCATGAGCTAGCAGACACTAACGATGTTGTTAGTGGTATATTGAAGGTTGCTGGTGATGTAGCTAGGCGCATTGATTTTGAGCCTGTCCTCAATCTAATGGAGAGACGCTTTGTAGAGCGTTGGGGACACCTCACTAAGCACCAGATTCCCACTGAAGCCAAGGGCATTGTACACCCGACTAAGGGTGTTACAGATGAAGTACAGAAGGCTAGAGCTGCTTGGGACTATATGAACATGGCTCGTAGGAGTGGTATTAATGCTGAATGGTGGAAGAAGAGCGCATTCCGGTTTGGTGAATGGGTAGAGGATAGCACAGGCAACGCTGCTGTAGGACACTACTTAAGAACTAAATCCCGTGGACGTGATCCTCTCAGCTGGATGCGTGGTACTACGTTCCTAGCCACTATTGCTTTCAATCCTTTCAGGCAGTTGTTTGTACAGAGCCAACAGATATTGTTTCTTAGTGGTATATCTCCTACAGGTGTAGCAGCCTCAATTCGCCAAGCTCCTTGGATGATCATGGCTAAGACAGCTAGAGCTGAAGGTAAGGATGTTTCTATGTCAGGACTAGCTAAAGCTGCTGGTTTACCTGAGGATGAGTTTGTACGTATGGTCGAGGCTCTAGAAGAGAGTGGGCTAGTGGAAGGTGTAGATAGTCACTTGCTAGGTATGGACGCTATGTTTAGTATTCAGAGAGAGTACAAACAAGGTGCTGGTTGGTTAGGACAGAAAGTACATAACGGCTTCAGTAAGACAGCTGGCTTTGTTAAAGGTATGGGTTTTGATGCAGGGGAGAGATTTAACATTGTGTCTTCTTATGCCTTTGCTTATAGAGAATGGAAGCTTGCTAACAAAGGCAGGGATGCCACCACAAAAGCTGCTAAGGCAGAGATACATGAGAGAGCTAGACAGCTGGCTTTAGGTATGACTCAAGTCGGTGCGTATGGCTATCAACGTGGTGTGCTGTCTCTTGCTACACAGTTCTTGTCCATCCAACATAAAGCTTGGGCTTCTGGTGTACGGTGGATGACATGGGTAGGTGGAGATAAAATTGGTAATAAAGCCCTCACTATTGCTGAGAGCAGACGTATATTCATGGGACAAGCCCTGCTATATGGTACAAGTGGTTGGGGTATTGCTGAGGTGGTTAATAACATCCTAGCAGATAATAACATTGTTATAACAGATGAAACCCAAAAACACATGCTGTACGGTGGGCTTTATGATTTAACATTTAATGCTGCTCTCCAAGCTATTACAGGAGAAGAGACAGACTTGGCTGCTGCTAACAGCATTGCTGCTGGTAGTGGGTGGACAGACACAATCACTAGGCTCTTCACAGAGCTTGGTGGAGCTGATAAGAGCGTTATTGAAATGTTCCTTGGCCCCACTGCTACTCTTGTATATAACAAGGATGGATGGGCTAATAGCCGTGTAGGACAAGCTGTAAACACCATAGCTACACTTAAGGGTGTGATGGTTAATGATGATGTTGAGCTTACACCAGAGCAAGCTAGAGAGATTGCATTAGCTTTCCCTCGTATCACTTCTGGTGCCACCAACCTCCTGAGAGGTATGGAAGGCATGAAGATGAAACAATGGCTTGACAGGCATGGACAACATCTAGGTATACCTTCCAACACTACGGAGCAAGCAGTAGCTATGCTTACAGGTGTTCAGGGCTACAAGCAACAAGCTGCTTTTGAAGTGTGGGAAACCATTGAAGAGAAAGCTAAATGGGTGGATGACACCGCTGCTGAGATGTATGACGCTATCCTTAGGGAAGTTGATCAAGCGTCTCTCCCTGAAGTGGGAAGAGAAGCAGAGCTTATTCTTTTGTCAGAAGCTACTACAGTGTTTAATGTATATAAAGCGTCTCTTGCTCCTCAAGATTGGGATCAAGTGTTGATGCGTTATAACCAGATTGTTAATCAACGAGCTGGTACACAGGACAGCTTGATGGATAGAGCCTCTAGGTTCTACCTTGATAACACTTATGGATACGAGGACATCATTAAGTCCATGATGGACATGGGACTGTCTGAGGAACATGCTCAGATGTTGTTGGATGAAAAACTTACTACTTCTATTTTCGGAGAAGATGAATAATGGCTAATCTATTGCCACAGAATGTTCCAGAACCTAACACAAGAGGTCTAGGCTCCACAGGAGGTGTTGTGGATAATAGCGTGGGCAATGCTGTTAGTTTCCTTGGGAATGTGGGAGCAGCTGCTTATCAAATAGGTGCTGAACGCTCTTTGTTTAAAGACGTTAATGAGATGGTGCAACAAGAAGAACAAGCCCTAATTAATGAGCAGCAACTCACAGCAAATGAGGTTGCTCAGATTGATGACTTGGGTGAGCGTCTTAGGAAGTTTGACCAAATGGCCACTGCCACTGGACGAAGGGCTGAGTTTGAAGCTAGAGCTAGAGCTTTGGTTAAGGAGCACATCTCACGCACTCCCGGACTAGCACAGCAGTTTAGACAACGTGCTGAGAGTGTTATTGGAGGAAGTAATATAGGAACTCTGATGGCTCAACAGCAAGAGCAAATGGATGAAGCTGAACGCTATAGACTAGCTATTGAGAATGATGCTAACTCTCTTGGTGTTCTTCCTGATGAACTACGTACCCCTGAGGGACGTGAGAAGTACAAATTCAGAAGGAACCGCAGGGAAACTCTGGCAGAAAGGGAAGCTGCTAAAGCCTTAGCTGAAGACGAGGACGTGTTCGCTTTACGTATGGCTAACTTAAGACGTGACGCTGTAGCAGATTCAGATGAAACTGTAGAAACCATTAATATAGTTATGCAAGAAGAGCTTGGGGACGTAGTAGGTAACTGGAAAACAGAGGACATATTACAGTTACGTAATCAATTCCCTGAGAGGTTCCAACAGATTGACTCTATTGTAGAAGAGTGGGCTGATCAACGTAAGAACGACATTCTTTCTGAAACAGTGGGAATGACTGAGAGCGAGCGTAACACTTACATTGAGCCTAGGTTTAGAGAAATAGATCAAGCACTGAGGGTAATGACAGGGGAAGCCAGCATTGAGGCTGTGGAAGCTCAGAGGAGACTTCGTATAGCTATGGTTAATAGGGAGAACCTAGATGATGCTACGTCAATAACTATTGATGTTTTATCAGACAGGGGTGTAGCAATATCTGACTCTCTTCAGACCGAGTTCTTGAAAGGGAACAAAGACCTCGTTAATACCATGCTGACTAGTGATGAGTATAGAGCAATACCTCCTAAGTCTCAGGCTCAGCTAAACGCTGAGTCTATGCAAGCAGTTATGAGAGACGTTGTTCTACAGCTGGAGGAGCTGAATGAAGAGAGGGGTGGAGAAGGCGTTGATCCCTTGAGTTCACAGTCAATCACACGTATAGCTCAAACGCTAGCAGACGGTGAAGAGATTAAGCCAGAGGTGTATAATGAGTTTATAAAACAGCTCAATACAAATCCTAATAGCTTCAAGCCCATCTTTGATGCTGCTCCAGAGGCTATACCAGCTCTTCAAGAAGCTATGGCTGTGCATTTAGGTAACTTGGGGCAAACAATGGTTAATGCTCTCAGAGGAGCACAGTATGACAACCTGTTTAGTGCTAGAGGTACTCCTACTGTCAGGCAGTATAGAGGCTACGACTATATGGAATATAAAAACCAGATGGCCGTAGACTTTGAGTGGGATGACAAACGAGGCGTTATTGTTAATGTGAAAGATGGAGCTATACCTAAAGTAGCTGCTACTGAACAGGGAGTTCCTATATATGGTAAATCACAGGAGCAGAAGATTAGGGACAATGTATCTTCTATTAACAAGCGATATATCAATCCTGTTAATCAGGCTCTAACAGCTATGAATAAAATGACAGGCATTGACAAACGCACTCTGCTTGATCGTGTTCTTGCTGGAAGCCCTGTATATGACTTTCTTGATCTTGAAGAAGTAGTGGAGGAAAACAATAACAATGAATAACTTTACTTTAGATGAGTTTGAATGTCCTTGCTGTGGGGAACAGCATATGAATCATTCGTTCCTTGAGAAGCTTGATGAAGCTAGGAGTGTAGCTAACGTCCCCTTCATTATTAATTCAGGCTGGCGTTGTAAGGAGCATAATGAGAAGGTGGGAGGTAGCAATACCTCTAGCCACCTTAAGGGGTTGGCTGTAGATATTTCAGCAGCTAACAGTCATGCGAGACACCGTATAGTAGAAGCGTTGCTCTCGGTTGGATTTAATAGAATTGGTGTAGCCAAAACATTTGTGCATGTTGATATGGACGAAGAAAAACCAGAGGAGGTAATGTGGGTTTACCAGTAAATACGCCGCCTCCTCAGCAAACTATGGATATGTTAGAAAGGGGAGCAATGGGAGTGAGTGGCGTGAGTGGCGTAGCTACAGTGATAATGGATTATTTCAATGCCAATAGTGCTGGCATTGGTGCTATGTGTGCTGTTGGTACATTCCTAGTGTATCTTGGCGTTAGTGTGTACAACAGTAAGAGAAAGCAAGACAGAGAGGATAAAAAGTAATGGGTTGGACAGCTTTAATATCTCCAATTACATCTATATTGGATAAGGTAATACCAGATAAGGATAAGGCCAGAGAGCTTGCACATGAAATAACTACAATGGCTGAAGACCATTCTCATGAAATTAACATGGGACAGATTGAAGTTAATAAGGTGGAAGCAGCTAGCAAGAGTTTGTTTGTTGCTGGCTGGAGGCCATTCGTAGGGTGGGTGTGTGCTATAGCCTTGCTGTACGTATCTTTGCTTGAGCCTTTCATACGGCTTATAGCCACCGTAGCAGGTTACAGTGGAGAGTTCCCTCAGATAGATACAAACATCACCCTTCAAGTGTTGTTGGGTATGCTTGGCTTAGGTGGTATGCGTTCCTTTGAGAAATACAAGAGAGTAGCGAGAGAGAAGTAATGGCTAAGAAAGGTGAATATAAATCTAATGCAAAGCCTCGCTCTAAAGAGCAGCGTAAATACAATTCCTCTCCTGCTCAGAAGAAGCGCAGAGCACAGCGTAATACAGCTAGGCGTAGAGCAGAGCGTTCAGGGCAAGTGAGGAAGGGAGACGGTAAGGACATAGATCATAAGAAGAAGGGCTCCAAGAAAGGGAACCTAAACAATTCTAAGTCTAATTTGCGTGTAAGGAGTAGGTCTGCTAATAGAGCAGACAATAGAGGCACTGGTGGGAGAAAGAAGAAACGATGAGAAAGCTGTTTCTTATAACATTGTTATTAGTGGTGATGGGATTGTGGTTGGCTTCCCTGAAGGAGAGAAGGGAGGAGATAAAACCTTCCCCCACTCCAGAGAAACCACCGCAATTAATCTTTGATAAAGATGGCTGTTTGTCTTACATAGCACAAGGAGAGGTTAAGTATAGGAGTCCTCTCCCTAATATCTGCGTTCTACGTACTAGCTAGAGGTCAGAAAGAAAAAGAAACAGCGCGGAGCCTATTCCTAGAAGGAGTGCTGTAGAAAATAAGCCTAAGAAAGCAAATATAATAGCTCCTACAGCACATATAATTGACACAGCACCAGCGATTGGCATTCTCATAAGCTGTCTCCCAAACGATCAATGACATCCATAACATAATCTTTGTCTTTCTGTGACTCGTTTCGGTATTCAAAGTAGTCTTCAATTTTGTTCATAGCTTCTATATACTGATGAAGCATGTTGGTTGTTTTGTTAAGTCGTTCTAACTCTGTCTCATTCATAGATTATCCTCCACGTACTTCTTAAGAGAAACTAAATGCTCTATTTTCTCTTCTTCTGTTAGATTGTTGTGGTAGCCTTCTATTTGATATAGATAGATGTATCTGCCATAGTGCACCTCAATCATTGTATTTCCATTTTCCAATGTACGTGTCACTACTTTCTGCTTCCCTACATTAGTAGAGCAAGCTATAGCAACAACGCATACAACAATTAGTAAGACACTCTTAATCATCTGGATGTTTGCTTACAGCTTGTATCAGGTAAGCACCTCTGACAGCACCAGTTCTCACAGACACCCCTCCTACACACTTCCATCCTGTAGCTACATACTCTGCTACGTGTTCTTGGAATTCTAGTATGTCTTCCTCATGCCTAACAATAACTCTATAGTAATCAGAGTCTTTGTTTGTATTGTCTTGCATTTCATATTTATTCATCATTATTGCCTCTCCCTGTGGAGAAATTCTCCGTTAGAGTTTAGGGAGTGTATGTCTTGAATAAAGCTATGTATCTCACTAGGAGATATTCCCCTTGCTGCCATCTCTTCTACTCTACCTAACACACTGTAACATCTATAGCAAGATTCATGCACGTTATCAATACTAGTTGGTTTATCTAGTATGTCTTGTAATGTAGTGTCATACGGTAGCATCCTCTCCCTCCTGAGCTGCATCTTCCATTAAGGCTCTTTTATATTTAGTGATTTCATACACCAGCTCGTCTGATTGATCGTGGTCAACATAGTGCTGTGCCACAGCAGACAATGGCATGTCAATTAAAGGGTCTTGTAGTTGATTAGTCATTTTATATCTATCCCCCATTTACCTGAGAAAGAGAAGGCATTCCATCCAGCCCTTACGTAATGGTTATACCCCTCTGCGTCTACAAGTTTATGGCTTCCTGATGGCTTAACCAAAAGCTTTACTGGTTTTTCAATAGCATAAGTAGAACCGTCAGGGAAGTGATAACACCTAGCGGTTTCTAGTTCACTAATATCTACCCACTCTTCAAATGAATATTGTGGTACTTTCTTCATATTTATTTCCTCCTATCTAGTTCATTTAACACTAGGGTTCCTAGTTCATTCAGTACATCATCCTCTACAGTCATCAGAAGACTTCTTAAGAACTCTTTGTTTAGTTTAATAAGATGCCTCTCGTTCCTCATATCATATGTAGTCTCTACAGGGAACTTCTGCACTGACTGAGCTAAAAGATCACTAATTTTTATTACAATTGCATCATCCTCCATCAATGCCTCCTATATCTCACAAGAGTTCCCTGTACAAGCTAAACTCTGCACACCTTCTACATTATCTTCTGTCTCCAGAAGCTCCATTGTATCCCATACAGCCTCGTCAGGCATAAGCTTTAACATCTCATTATATTGCTCTTCCGTTATTTCTTCATACGGAGCTTGAGGATATATGTGATCGTTCTTTGGTAGAAAACTAATACCACTCACCTCATCGAAGTTGCTGTAGAGCCACGACATAGCTTCCAGAAATTCCTTGTCGTCGTAGTACACAGTGATGGAAGGCTTATGCTCACACCAATGCTTCTGGTATATGTCCCACAACTTAAGTTGTCCCATTGCTCCTACATCTTCTGTGTGTACAGCTCCTTCAGGAGACTTCATAGGGAAACTAAAGATGATGTTGCTGGCATTAAATCTATCCTGTTCATAAGGAAAGCCTTGCTCAATCATCCATGTTGTTAGTGGGTCTTTAACGTCACTCCTAACCCTACGGATATAATAAGGGCTATACCTAGGGTGAATACCACTAGCACTGTCAACAAGCTGAGAAACAGTGCCACTAGGCTTAACACACGTAATGGCGGTGCTTTGAGGTATGCCTAATTTTGCAGCCCATTCTTTGTTGGTCTTTACAGCTACATCTCTAAGCTCTTCTAATATATTCTCCAAGCTGGTGGATTTAGACATGCCAAACGGTATCAAAACATCTGCATAGAAAGGGTCAGACTTACCATTTAACACTGGATGATCCATAATACCTGTCAAAGACACTCCAAGCAATCGTTCCTCTTCTGTGTTTGTCTTCCATATCTTACGTAGATAGCGGAAGTCTGTCAATGTACTCTGTATTGTGCCTAGTATTGTAGCATACTCCACCTTACGTTTCAAGTCATCCAGAGTATCTTCTGGTCTTACCACCACTTCTGTCAGATTACAAAACTGATTAGGGCGTAAGATAATCTCAGAGCAGGGATTGGTTCCGAAGTCTTGTTCACTGTCTCTACGTCCGTTCCTTTCTGCTTGTTTCTGACTAGCCACTCTAGAGAAGAAGCCCCTCTCTCCTGATTTAGAGTCATACAAGCTGCTCATCTCGTCAAGAAATACGTTAAGGTCTGGTGTCTCTGTATAGCAAGCAGAGTTGTTAGCCAAGGCTCTCTGTGGGTTTTCATTAAACCATTGTCCACTCTTGGCACTCCTCATCCTGTCATCTGATACATTAGACAGGGAAATAAGGGCACTTCTACGTACACCACCTACAACAACAACGTCTGCAATCTTACAGCACAGGTCGTGACATTCCAGAGAAGTGAGCTTACGTCCAGCTGCTTTTGTGAATACATCTACAGTGAATTGGAATAGCTCAAGCAGAGGCTCAGGGCCAGAGGCTCTTCCTCCAAAGGTTTTAAGCTGTGCTCCAGACGGTCTAACTTTGCTTACATCCCATGAGGGAATCTTACCAGCGTATAACAATGTTATAAGCTCTCGTAGAGCACTAGCCCATCCTATTTTACTGTCTGCTACAACAATTGTTGTGTCTGTAGGATGCATCTCTTCACTCACTTCAGGAAGCTTAGTGATGTATTGTCTTTCTACAGAAAACCCTACACCTGTCCCACACATGAGAATATACATCAACTCATCGAAGGCTCTCTGGTGATCTACCACCAAGTAGGAACAATTATAGCCAGCTACATTATCTCTATCCAGAGCCTTTCCAGCGGTCATCAGACATCTCATGCTAGGCATCACTTCCAGATTTATAATAGCCTTCTCTATGTCTACTAGGGTATCTAACACATCTGAAGCATCAATTCCTTTGCTATCCTGCCAGTTTTCTCCTAGCTGTTCGGCAAAGAACTCTATATACCTATTGACAGTTTCTTCCCACGTTTCTCTCCTATTCTCTTCAGGAATGTAACGAGCATACCTACTTAGTGCTATGTAGTGTTGGTAGTTATTCATTATCAGATTGCATCTCCTGTAATATGTCAATTAATTCTTCTGTTGTTAGTCCTAGCATTGTTAAAGACTTCCTCAAATCAAGAAGCTCTTCATCTGTAAATCCATAAGCCGTAATATGAGAAACAGACATACCTCCCCTTGGGGTTGGAGCAGAGCTTGTGCGTCCTGTCCTTGTCCCTGACATAGCTGGCTGTGAATATATTGGTGTTGGCCCCCATTGTACTGTAGCCATAGCTTGTTTAGCCTCCAGTTCTTTTTTAATTCTTTCGTATTCATCCTTCCTATTGTGCATAGGCTGCTGGATTAAATCTCCAATGGTTATTCCCACACATGCCTCCCATCCTTATAAAACCTCTTCAGGCTCTTGTATACAGCTCTAGAACAATATGGATGGAGGACAATAGTGCCATGAACATCATAATATTGTGCTGTATTTCCTCCTGAGAGGTTGCGTAACATCTTAGCTTTCTTACCGTTCATTTATTCCTCCTCCAGCATAATCACCATTCCAGCTATATAATTAATAGCTCCCAATAGCTCTGCCACTTTCCTCTCCGTTGTAGGGAGTCGGTGGCTCTCCTGTATCTTCTTACAGGCTTGGAAAGCCATTCCTTGTTCTGTCCCTAGAAACCTACTAATCTGGAGCATTGGTTGGTCTTCAAACGCCAGTCCTTGAGCGTGTCTCTCCTTCCCTTTACCCTCTGAGGCTTGATGTAAGGCTCTCTGAAGGACGTTCTCTAATTCCTCATACCCACCTACTGCCTCCTTCTGTTCTTCCTTATAAGGGCTTACAGAGCCTACAGGGAGGTCTGCTGTAGTTCCCAACCACTCATCACTCTCCACTTCATGGATGTCATATTCAATAGCTTGGGAATACAATTTAATCTGTTCCAAGTCGTCTTCAAGTCGGAAGAAATACGCGTTCTGTGCATAGCCTGTCTCATTACCTTCCCAATCTAGGAACAATTCTCCGGGAGGTTCTTGTATTTCTCTCACAAGATATATTTGTCTGTTATCAATTTTCATCCATTTTCTCCTCTATCTCTATAATCTACAGTAACAATTCTTCTGCTGGCTGCTTGAGTGCTCATGTTCTCTGTACCAGCTCCTCCAGCAAATAATATAACTATATCTGGATGGTCATTAAGTATTTCAGAGTTCCTTATGGGGCCAGCTGATTTCCCATACTCTTTCCAGTTCGCCTCAAAAACTTTACATTCCATCTCATTATATCTGCACCACTGCTTGACAATGGAATCTACACCAGAAGCATCTCCCACAAGAATCTCAGTGATTTGGTAAGAGGTGCTGTAGGAATGTAATACAGCATCTATAAATTCGTAGTCGTAGTTATCCCTACCTCCACTAACTGCTATCTTCATGCCTTCTCTCCTCTCTGTAATTAAAAACCCTTCTTAATACATACGTCCTAATCATGGACGTTATTGTAAATATTATTGTAACGAGTATAGCAGATTGGTGTAGCATGTCAATAGGAAGAACAACATATTTATACACCAACACAGACACTATAAATCCTACAACATAATTCCACAGAGTCTCATGTGCGCTTTCCTTTATTGACTGTCCCATAACGCTCCTCCAAATAGTTTATGCTGACAGCCATCTCATCAAACTCTCCGTCACACACCTCATGCAACATCCATATGCCTCTCCAGCTGTCATTAGTTTGAGGTGTTAGGTAGTCCTCATCATCTGGATAGAATATGCCTACAAACAGGCCAGTCATTCTAGTTCCGTCAGCTCTTTTCTCAAAAGCAATGTCCCGGTCTTGCACATGCCCCATAACACAAGACATATGTTTCTTCCTCAACATCAAGCCAGCATTACTAACGGGTCTTCCCATAACACCAGAGGTGAAGAAGTGGGAGAAGGCTACGCCATTAACAATCACCACCTCAAGGAAGTCGTACACTTCCCATCCATACTTATCCAGATTGAAGTCATCGTAGCTGATGAGTCCTTCTAGCTTTCTGTCATCATTTATAGCTCTCTCAATTCTCTGCTCATGGTTGCCTATACAGAATATAAGGCGAGGCTTCCATACAGTTTTCTTGTTACGTCTGAGGCGTTTCTGTTCCTTAATAATAGGAGCCATGAAGGCATCCATAGCTGTATTACCAGCCTCAATGTCCTTGGTGTATTGTCTTCCCTCAAACTTCTTCTTCCCTTCATCATAGGAAGACAGAGAAGGCATGTCCCAATGATCGCCAATATGTACAATAACATCTGGCTTCTTATCTACAGCATAATTACCTGCTGCTGTTAAGTGGTGAGTTGTACGTCCCTCTTTGCATTGGGTGTCTGGTAGTACCATTATTTTCATGTAGGTTCCTCTATTCGTCTTTATCAAATACACCAGCTTTATAAGCTAAATATATTGCTACACCAGTAGAAATAATTATAAGATAAGTCATTTCCTTTCCTCCTGTGTCTTAGTGTTGTGACACTCTCTACATAATACTTGAAGCCCCTCTTTCTCACAGAATAGTCGTTCTACAAATCCCGGAAGGTCATTGTAACACCTCAATGTTCCTACAGGAACTATATGATCTACACTCACCTCTGTCATCTTGTTCCACTTCTTACATAGAGCACATTGATATTCATACTTATGTCTCTTACCTTTCACTGTCCTCTTTGCATCCTGTAGAACAGCAAACTTGGGAGGCCATCTCTGACTCTTACTTCTTAGTCCTGAACGTACAAACCCCCAAAACTGAGCCTCAGTCATTGTTGCATTGCCTCTGGTACGAGGCACTCTTGGTTTTACCACTTTCTTTTTTCTAGGCAATTATATTCCTCTCAGTATTGGTGAAGCGTATGCCATGTACTCCCAAAAACTATCGTAGTCACTTCGTTGTATCCAGAGCAGAGTACCAATCTCGTCTAGGATCACTGACGATACTACATTTTCCCCTGCAAAGGGATGTACCTCTAAGTCAAAAGCTTCCGTATTTTCTGCTAAAGCCTCCACATATGTATTATTAACATGTTTTAACAGGTCGTGCCTTGCTATACTTAGGTCTGTATCATCCTCTATACACTCTTTAACTGAGTGTATGTAACGGTCTTTTATCTCGTCCTTAATAGCCTTAGTGGCTTTCTGTCCTGTGAGCCTATACAGTCCCGGAATATTATCAGAGCTGTCTCCTGATAACAGCTGCATAGCAAAATTAATAGCAGCCTGTTCTTCATCTACAATGTAGAATTCATCCTTAACAAAATTATAATGAACTCCCGGAATCATATCCAAGTCTTTATCAATAGACACACATATGTCATTCTCTGCTCCTTCTCTGGTCATAGCCAAGCCTATAGCATCATCAGCTTCTATTCCGTCTGTCTCTTCTGCCATCTGAACATCTTTAAGGTACTGCCGCATTTCATTGTAATACTTAGGCTTCTTAGCATCCAGTCGGTTGCCTTTGTAGGGCTGGAATGTAGCCACCTCGTCCCTGAAATTCTCCTTACCCGAAATGTACAGCTTATACTCATCACATTTAGTATTCTTAATTATCTTCTCAATGCTCTTCTTCATTGTAGCTAGACAATACTCAAGAGGCTCGTCGTTTTTATCAGAAGCAAATCCCACCCTATACACGAGGATGTCTGCATCAATGTGTGCTGTTATTTTAGAATGGGACATTTGCTGAATCTCCTATCACTTGCCACTTCTTTCTTGTATATCTGTTAAGCTTACTGCATATTCTGTGTGCTCTTCCTTCTGACTTACTCTGAGAATTACCAGCACGTTTACTTATGTTCTGGTGAATGATTGTCACCTTGTTGTGCTCAAAATCATAATCAAATCTAGGTGTTGTATGTAGGTGCTCTGTAGTAAGGTTGTAAACAGCTTGACATATCCCAATATCGAAATGTCTTTCTACGAATTGAGTAGGTGTTATCTCTCCCTCTATAAATATCACATTTAGTCTGGTTCCCTCTACACGACAGCTCTCAAACATTACGTCATCGTAGTTTCTCTCTACGTCTGCCCTAATATCAAATCCTGCTGCCACCAGAAATTTAGTGAGTTCTTTACAATATCTCTTATGTATGAATACGTCTATGTCATTAAAGGGCACATTAAGAAGGGTGTCACGCATATAACCGCCAGCAATCACACTACTCAGAGAATGTCCTTTGATTATCTCCAGCGCCTTCCACTCATCTTTTGTCACTTCTTCTACGTTTATCATTCTTACTCTCCTCTTTAGCCTTCACTTCGTAAGCCTTATGAATGTCCTCTTTAAGAAGCTCAAAAGCTTTTATTGTTTTATCAATACGAGATACAGCTTCCTTTTCTGTAGACCCAAAACAATGCCATGCAATCCCTCTATTACAATCTGTAAGCCTCACTTCTACATCAACACTGCTCACCACTTTAGTTTCTTTCTCGTCACCCTCATCTTCCAGAATATTATTTATGTGTCTGTATGTACACACATCTACATTGCTAACAATGGTTGCAGAAGAATCCTTCGACATGAAGGTTGCTCGTTGTTTTATATTCTTCGTTGTCATGGATTCCTCCTATAACATTGTTATAAAATTAAGTGGAGGTTTTGATAAGCTGTTCCTCCAACAGCTGGAATCCATTCCATTAGGCGTTCATGTTCTTCAATGACTCTTTCACTTCATCAATGTCAGCATCACCAGATGTATATGCTTCAAACTTACGAGCAATGTAAATGATGTCATCTATACATTCATCCATTTGCCCTTGTTCTTCAGAGACATCAATCAAGCTCCCTGCATAGGCATTCACAGCACTTGTCAGAGCATTCTGACGAATAATAGCCCTATTACGTTCCAGCTCTACAGCAAGGAAGCCTTGGGTTTGTTGTCCTCCTCCAGCTGTGCCAGAAGCTTTAGCTTGCCCTGAAACACCACCACCAGCACTAACCACTTTCAGGTTATTGAAATACTTACCCTTGGCAATAAAATCTACTGTGTCTCCTTCCTTGGGCATCACTTTCACATACTCAGGCTTGGAGTTATACCATTGCCCATTCACATTAATACTACAATTACCAAACTTATCTGGATTGTTAATGTTCTCTACTACACCGTTTACGTTCATCTATTTCACCTCCTTAACATCAATGGGTCGTTTCTGCGGCTTTACTTCATACAGAGCTTTATAAAAAACAACACCCTCTGGACAAACATCTTCAAATGAGTGTCCTGCATCTTCAATCTCTTTCGTGAGAGTTTCCACTACATCTTCATCCTTCTCTACTGGCTCTCCTGTGTAAGAAAAGAAAGCGTTAGTTCGGATGTCCTTAAATAAATACTTCTTATCAGTCATATCATACCTCCTCAATTAGTACGGTTTCAGTTACATCGTGTAGCACAGAAATAAATTCATCTACGCTAAGGTCATATTCATTCCTCAAGTCCAATATCAGTTCTTTCACAAGCCCTGCTTCATCGAATGGGAATTCTAGTTGTTCTTCTGCTGTCATATTATTCCTCCAAATCTAGTTCTGGATATTCACCATCCACTATACTATCTAACATGTTCCGAAGGGATAGAGTTAATTCCTCTGATGCCTCAATACCTTCTTCCAACATTAGGATTATAGCTTCTCTTTCATTCTCATCCATACTCCACCCCTTATAATGTATCTTGGTAATTTGATTTCATGTTTCCCCAATTGCGTCCATATTCTACATCAACTTTAAAGGGTAAGTCAATAGTAATTCCAAATCTTTCGTTCATAAATGCCGGGACATTTTCCATATACTTAGCAATATTGTTCATCTCATATGCCTTGTCCCTGTGGACATCGAAGATGATGCTATCGTGAACAGTGTTAATCATCAACACTTGTTCGTATAAATCCCGGTCAGCAATGTAGTCATGCACTCTTCCCAACACCTCTGGCACAATGTCTCCTGTAGCAAAGCCCTGCATTGGGTAGTTGGCTATTTGTGTAGGACTAATGCTACGTGGCTGTCCTTTGTCTGCTAGCCATTGAGGACTATCTTGCTCATAGAAGCTATAACGCCTTCCTGTGATGGATATATATTCCCCCACCCCTGCGGGTTGTCCTGAAGCTGTTCTCCTGTCAGAGAGCCTTATAGAAGCTTCCACTTGCTCCTGTACATCCTCTTGGAAAGCCTTCAACACTTTATACCTGTCATAATAGGCATCAATAAAGCCTTGTGCTTTCTCCAAGCTAATCTTGTTGTTACGTGCTATGCTCGGTGCTCTTGCTCCGTATTGTAGCTCAAAGCGGGGAGCCTTTGCTTTCTTCCTCATCTCAGTGAAGAAGGGGTCGTCGTTTACATACCCTGCCCTAATCTCATCGTATGTGTGCTGAGGATTCAGCCAGCTAGCACTCTGGCTATGACTATCAATGTCATTCATAATGTCAGCCTTCATCATAGGGTCGCCTGATACAGTGGCAGCTCCTATAACTTCCAGCTGAGAGAAGTCAATTTCTACAATAACCCCATTGTCTCCCCATCTAGACTTAAAACATTCTTTAATATTCGCCATGTTTATTTATCTCGTATTAGTTTATGTATATCAGTGAATAACCAAAGCAACAGTTTAGTATTAAATCTTAGTACATATATAAGTAAAACCAAAGGCCAAACTAGAGCGTGAGTAATCACTGTCCTGTCCGGATTATCAGGGTACATACTTAACAACCTAACTATTGCCCAAAGTATCATCATAAGAAAATAAATAGTTAAATAATCCATACTCATTCCTCCACTCCTATTTTACCTTCTTCTAATATTGTTTCAATGATGTAATAATCACCATCATCATTCTTGTTTAAATACAGCCTTAGTTCTTCTGCTCTAGCATCAGGGTCAAAAGAATAGTCCAGATAGCTCTCACGTATATCAGCTATACATTCTTTGCACAGGTCTTCTTCCTCCTCAAATACAAGCCCTGTATATAGCTCATGCTTTGGGTCATTTGGAGCAACACTAATCTTAGCCCTGCTCCCCTTTATAACATTGTTACAAGCTCTACACCGCATAAACTTCCTCCCCTTCTAAATACCGCCATTCTACAGTAGTTTGCCAGTCTCCATCACAGCTGAACCTAGCTTTCCACGGATCGTTAAGCCTGAAGCCATCTCGTTCTATAATTCTGCGCTGCATACTGCCCACCTCAACTCTGCACCTAACCTTTAAATATGGTTCAGGAAGTTTATCGGAAACTTTATACCATTTCATTAGCTACCCTCCTCACAAACTCTGTATGCTTTTATTAGATACGTAGTGGAACCCGTTGACCAGCCAGCGTTACCTGCTGGCACTCCTTTTACTATTTTCCCGCCATTGAACTCTACATCTACTAGCGTGTGAGGAGCCACTGGACATACACCCTTAGTGTTTTCTATCCACACTCCTACTTGTGGTGTGTCGTCCAGCCCTTCTAGTACGTCTACTAGGTCATCCCATGTTAGTCCTTTCTTTTCCAGAATATCAACCACCTTGGATATACTCTCTGGCATACTTCTCTTAACCATTCCCATAAAACCTCCTAGCTTTTCTTACCACTTAAATTCTGCAAATTAGGCTGTGAGCTGGATAGTCTACCTGTAGCTGTTTGACAATGATTGAGTTGTCCATGTATCAAACCATCAGGCCACACCAAGTCACTATACCCTCTGAAATAAGTAGATATTTGTTTTTTTAGTTCTCGTATTTTCAAAGCATTGTCAGCAAAATTATTGTTGTCGTTGCTCAAACTCTTAAGTGTCTCCTCATTCACTGTGTAAAACCCCTTCTTATTCTTAACAGAGCTGTGATCTAATGGGTCGTGTATCACATGTCCCCAACCCGGAGCCACCATCACCGTCTCCATCTTGTGCTTCTGGAGTCCTTTCTTCTGCCCTGTTTTATAAATAATAGGACTACCATCAGGATTAAATTGGGGAAGAGACTGTTTAGTGGGGAACTCTCCTCCAAATAAATACACACTCATCTGTTCATTAGAATTAGGATTGAGACAGTCTGGAAGGCAATCAAACACATCTTGCATTAGCTTGTGTTGCTCAACATACACAGCATCTAGTTCCCTATCTAGAGCTACAGCATATTGCATTGCCAGCAATTTGTCAAATGACATTCCATTAAATTCCATCATAATTGTGGCTAGCCTTGCTTCCATCTGGCTCTCAATGAGGGGCAACATGCCTAACTTCTCAGCCAAGTCTCTCTGGCCCTTCTCAATTATAATGAGGTTCTTAACATCATCTTCCAGATAGGGCAATATCTCCTCAACAGGAATGTCTTCTGTGTCTATGTCAGCTTCCCAATACTCTTTAATCCTGCTGTCCTTCTGTGTTCCTCCATACAGGAATGCTAAGTCATCCAGAGAAGCCCACGTTAGGCGTTGTCCTGTCAGAAGATATTCCACAATCATTGTGTCCCATATTTTAATTCGCTTCTTAAATACAGCCTCTCTCCAATGGCTGTGGTTACACATCAAATGTGACAAATCAAAAGCAATATTATGTGCTATGTATGTACACCCTGAGCGAAATGGTATTTCATGCCCTACAGAATAGAAGCCTCCTCTACTCCATCCAGCATACACAATGTTGTTCTCTACACAATATGGAGAGGCTTTGTTCTTTCCTATGGCCTTCTCCCCTCTATTTTTAATAGAAGTTTCTAGGTCAAAGAATATTTTATTATCAGCTGTCATTACTATCTATCTCCATCAATGTAGCAGAAAGGTTACAAAGGTATTCAAACTCCTTTTCCTGAGTTTCTAGCCCAAACCTCCTAACTTCTCTAGGATGTAGATTGGCAAGGGAAACTTCATTGTTAAATACAACATGTCTCATCACCCCCTCTCTACCCTCATCTACCATTAAATATATTAAACCGGACTCCGGGTTTCTAATTAAATCTCCCGGTGAGGCATCCATAAATCTAACCATCTTCATTTAACACCTCCTCCATTAATTCTGGAAGCCTACATATCCATTCCACTTCGCAATCGTGTACGTCTTCACCAAAATCTTTAATAAGCACATCCTGAAGAAATATATCAACGTATGGGTTTCCTTTACTTGCTTGCTCCGCTGACTTTAGCACTACAACACGTAAGTCTTCATCCATCCCACAGCCCCTAACAAACAGCATTGTACAGCCCTCTTCATGAGGCCACTTAACTAAGTCACCATTCTGGCAGTCTTTCAGCTTCATGTTAAACACACCTCTCTAGCTAGCTCTGCTAGGTTACATATAAACTCTACATTATGAGTATCACTATACCTCTCGTCCTCAATCAATGCCTGTAAAGAGTGTTCATTCATTGCTGTCTGAATCCCTGATGACCCGCCATTCAGGTAGGCAAATCTTATTATGTCTGGATTGTTGGGAGATTCAAATGCAAAGTACAGAACATCCTCATCACCCGGACGGAGACTCCTAACTAAGTCGCCCGGCTTACATTCTGTTAGCTTCATCTGTTATGTTCCTCCTCATTAAATTGTGCCGTGTCAGGCAGTATTTCCACCTCATACTGCCCTTCACGTTCATCTGGATTCACTTCCTTACCATAAGCACCCTTCACTTTACCAATAGCGATAAACCTCCTGTTGTTCTGTCCTGCAATGTGATTGCGTCCCATCAGTATGAGGCCATCTACTTCCGACTGTATCACTGTACCAGATAGGTATAGCATGTCTGGAGTTAGATATTCAACCCCTTCTCCTTCTGTCTTCACTTGATGCACACTGACAACAGGAGCATACGTCTTAGCTATTTCCCTAGCCCATTGGTATATGTTTCCAAGCCTAGCTGTGTCTGTGCTGCTGCTCTTCTCAAAGCCATGCACTTTATGTAGCTGATCGAATACAATTATTTTAGGCTTATATCGCTTGACAATTTCCTCAACATCTCTTGTTGATATGTCTGCCTTATCCAATATCTTAATCTTTCCTACATTACCAATAGCCATCCGGTAGTTGTTCATAGCATTAACAGGATTCTCCTCAATGTATGCACCAGTGCATCCTGTAGCTGCTTGTATGAGACGCAGCTTAACATCACTGCCACTCTCCTCATTGTTAAACCACAGGATACATTCATCATCTTCTATCTGCTCTGCCATGTGTGTCATCTCACTGGCTAGCCATGTTGTCTTGCCCACATTAGGACGTGCAGCAAAGCACACCAGCTTACCACTACGTAGCCTACCAATGCTCCTGTTAAGACAGGACATACGCCATGAGTAGCCTCCCTCTACGTCAGCTACAAGTTCCTGAATATCGTCTGTAACAAAGAAACTGTCCAGCTTACTTACTCTATCCAGCTTATGATTGCAGCTCTCTATAAGCTCTGTGATTTTCTCCATGCTTACAGCTTGTCCTTCAGCACCACGTAGAGCTACGTCTGCAATCTCTTGGTAGTAATCTCTTAGTACAAAGCTCTCAACAATAGCTTCCTGCACTTTAGATGGTGTATGTGTAGACAGGGCTTCAAATATAACACTGAATGCTTGGTGCTTTGTCCTGTCCCATCCGCTATGCTTGGCATACTTAAACCACTCTTCAAATTGTTCCCAATCTACTTCTTGTTCTCCTGTCTCCTCATAGTAGGCTTTTAAATCATCAGCAATAATTTGTGTCTCTGCTGATAGAATGTCTTTGTTTAAAAATCCATTATATCTCTCGTACGCTTCTTTAGTTGAAAGAATGGATAGTAGGTCTAAGCTCATATGTTATTGTTCTCCTTCAAATATGTTTACAATATCTACATCATTTATAGGTTCATTAGCTAATACTCTTTGGAACATCAATGAGTCGTCACGTACCAAAACACCCCACACATCGTCTTCGTAAAAAGTCTCAGTGTATAAAATCTCTGTCTGCCCTGCCATCCATGTATACCCGAAGTTCAATAAGATTTTAATTACCTCTTCATACACCTCTGGTGTAGGAGTTCTAACTTGATACATTGTCTTCCCCTCTCATGTGTTTTATTGTTTCATCAATTACCACTTCCATCACCATCCTGAAGTCTTCTTCATCATCTATGAAATGTGTTGTTAGGGCTACGCTCTGTGTAACACCACTCATTGCACTGTTCCCATTTGTTATAACAGCTGCTCGTCTGCCTTTAGATGTAAAGATGTCAATACGTTCCAATGTCTGTCCACTGGAGCCGTTGTTAAGTTGTTTACTTCTTTGTACACCAATCATATCCAGTCTCCTATAACAATGTTATAACGTCTTTGCTAATTCACCAAGCTCTTCTACAGCTTCGGATATTCGGAGGAGGACAGCATACATGTATTCAATAGCACCTGTTTCACAACCAACACCCGTGGCCGGAGGGGTAGTTATTACACACACTATAGGATTGGTGTGTATATGTGTCAAAACTACATCAGCTGCTTGCTTGCCATTACACATCACCACCACTTCATAGCAATCACCAAACTTATCCCTAAACACCTTCTTAGGCTTTGATTTAGTAACTCTCCTCATATCAACTTTCATTCTCTTTCTCCTCTACAGTCTCCAATGCTTCTAGCATAAATTGGTATAGATGTTCCGTCTCTTTGAAGTGTGCTATAGCGTGCGCTTCTTTGTCTTGTACGGACAGAGTGATGATGCCTAGTGATTTAGCATGGATAACACTCACCTTAGTTCCATTATACAATTCAGCTTGATATATACCTCCACCTCTCCTAGTCACTTTCATTCAATCTACCCTCTCTAAAATCTAGTATTAGTTGCATCATTGTATATAGCTCTTCTTCATTTTTAAATCTGTATATAGCGTGATCTGTCCTATCCTTAACGTGTAATACAATCTCTTTAGGTTCTCCATAAATATCTCCTACAGTTAATTCAATGCTGTGGCTATGCGAATTATTAAACTGTACCGAATAGCTCTTAATATTATACTCTAACATCATCCACCTCATCTATAGCTCTTATCATCAACTCCATCAAGCAATATAATGATTCTCTGGAATCAACAACATCTCTATTACGTGATATTAAAGCTACCCTATTGTCGTCATGGTACAGCCTTACAGTAGCTACTTCACCACCCTGCTCATCACAGTTTACGATAATTATATCCGTTGTTTCGTCATACTTATCAGTAACTATGTCATACGTGAATGTATCCATATTTATTTCTCCAATTCTTCCACTACATGTAGCATCCATTCGTATAAATGGTTTTTGTTCCTAAAGGTTACGTGCTTGGCTCCATCACCATCTATAACAAATATATCAACTCTTGTAGTCTCTTCATAAAAATTAACATGTATAGAGTAATCACTATTCTTGTTATCCAAATCTCTATATGGTATTTGCATTTAATATCTCCTCTATCTCTTTCAAGCTGTACTCCTTCGGGTCTTTATCACTCTTGACAATTCTCACATTACCAACAACAGACAGCTTGTTCATTAATTTCAATTGATTTAGTTTCACTTGAGCATTGTCATTATCCAGCCATATTATAAACGAATTATATCTAACAGTCAAATAATAAAACATCTCATCTGAGAGTGAAGTGCCTAGTAATGCTACAGAATTATAGCCAGCCTTGGCTAACTTCCTAGCACTCAGTATGTCCTCCACTAATATAATCTCTTTCTCAGTGTTAGTTCTACATACATATATGTTCTTACCTCTGTCTACATAGGCAGCTAAATATTTAGGAATGCTATCATCATTCCCTACTCTACGTCCCACCCATCCATTGTATTGTCCTTCAAAGGAGACAGGCACAATGACACGATTGAAGGAAGGACTGTATTGCATTCCTGCTTCTTCTATGTCTGTGAGGGACATACCAGCCCTGCTAGTCCATCTCATAGCTTCTACGGGCCATTTCTGAGGTTCTAGAATACCATCTGCTGGCATAGCGGTGGACATTCTTGGTTTATTCTTAGTATTAGTTAGTTGTCCTGTTCGTTTCTTATAGGCAGCTCTAGTGGTGTTGAGCTTGCCCTTCTTCCCACAATGATGACAAAAGAAGAGAACACAATCATCTTTCTTTGTAATGAACAGCCTGTCATTGTTATGGCCCTTCTTACAATGAAATATGTTTATAGTGTCCCCTATTTGGAGGGAATGTCCAGCTAGGAGTTCTTTCATCTCTTTGTAGGAAAACCTTTCATTCATTAATTGTTGCCTTTAATATACGTAGTTATAGAATCAAACAGCGTGTGATCTGGACTCACTGACTTCCCATCACACAATAACTTAGCGTCCTCACCTGCGTATTTATAATCTATTAAGAAACTTTGAGTGTCTTCCTGTTCAAGATACCTAGTGACAACATCAGCAACGTCATCGTAGGAATTAAAGTTCATAAACGCTGCAATAGTTATTAACTCTTCCTTAGTGAGAATTACAGCGGTGTCACCTTCTTTATTGTGCCCTATTATTTCCATAACTATCTAACCCCATGTTCATTAAGGAAGACATGGAGATCAAGATATACATGATCACCTGTTACAGCTACATCGTGTAGATATTCCTCACTCAAATTATTGTAAACCGTCATCAAACTTTTCCTACGGCCATCAATACTTGTGTTGCCTACAGTGTCACATATCATCATAAGCTCTTCTTTAGTTACAATCAACCCAATACCGTCTTTTATATCATCACATATAATTTCCATAGCTACTCCTTAAATATACCATTGCTTTTTAGTGGGGACGAGAAAGACTGGTATAGTTCAAAGCCTGCTCTACTTGGCTTAACTACATCCCTCGCCCTCTCACTGTCTACGCACTTATTATTTAGAAATCTCTCCACCTCGTCATCACTGGACATTCCCATAGCTGCGGCTAAATATATAAACTCATTCTGTGTTAGCAACACACCTATATGCTTGTCATCAGTTCCTACAATTTCCATAGCTATAGCTCCAAGTCTAGGTGTTCATTCACCAAATGTATAACGTCCTCCTCACTTAAGCCTAATAGAGAAGCCAATGCTGTAAGACTATTTCCGGGGTCAACAGCTTCTAGCTCACGTAAAACAATCTCTTCAGCTGTTAGGTAGTTATCTACCAACTCAAGTATATCGTCAGAGTCGCAATTGGAGCTATACCAATCCTTAAGATCAGTCTCATCTATCTCAACATCACATTGGATAGTGCTTCCGCCTATCTCCACCTCTGCTGTAAATGTATGCGTAGTCATTTCTTAATCTCCTCTAACAGAGTTTCCAGTAGGTGGAGGTTATCATAAGGAATAGACATATAAATTCTACTGCCTCTGTCTTCTTTACAAATGATAACCAAATCACCTTTAATTTGGTATGTGAATTTCATTAGTGTTTCTTAGTGAAGTCCACTTCGTACAGGTTGCCTTTCTTGTCTTTCAGCAAGTCCTTAACGTCTGTTTTCTTTTTAGGTTCTTCACCAGAGAGCTTGCTGATAAACTCTTCAGGCTCAAGCCCTGACTCAGCTGCAAGAATGGACAACACTTCTCCTTGAACAAGCTCCATAATCATTTGATTGGCTCGGCCACGTAGCTCTTCTTCAGTGGGATTGGTGTTCCCTTCTTCCTCAAAGGAATGTCGTGCCATACACCAGCACACTTCCATACGCATCTCCGTAAGGGCTGCAACATGCACTCCTGCTGAATGGCTGCTCTCACCTTCGCTGTCAAACAGAGCCTTCTTAAGCTCACCTTTCACTTCTTCAATTTGTTCTGTAAATTCTTCAATATTCATAATAGATTCCTCTTTAGTTTAGTTTGATAATATATCAAAATACTCGTATGAATTGTTATTATAAATCCATTTATTTTGTCTCAACTCTATCTCTTCCCACGCCTCTAAGCTATCGTTATCAAATATACAATAGCTATGCCCACCATCAGCTACCATCTCAACACAGTTCGCACTGATTTCAATTCTAGTGGGGTCGTCTTGTAGCTCAGAGTTTGACAACACAATTAAAACAGATTCCATAACGCTCTCCTTATAACAATGTTATAACAAAGCCCCTATAGAGAGGCTTTGCTACCAAATGCCATCTTGAAGCATTTCTCCACTGCGTTACGTTCCTCGTCCTCTTGGATGGCTCCATAGTACGTTTGAGTGAAGGCTCGTCCGATGTCTTTCTGGAACAGAGCAGCCTCAACAAACTCCTGTGTATCCCGTATAGAATACGGAGCCTCAACTTCTCCCTTCTTCCATGCGTTACGGAGCAGATTGGCAAGAGACACAATGCATTTAACCAAATCGTCCGTTGCATCCGGGTACTTAGCCTTGAGAATTTGCATCTCTACGTCTTCAGGCACATAGTCAACATGCACTTTGTATGCACACCTATTGAGAGTACTCTGATCTTGTATCTCAGCAGCATACTTGTCCATATTGTCACCAAAGCCACGCACGTTGTCGGCAAGACATATACGGAAGTCCTTGTGAGCCTTGAGGTTGCCCTCTACAGGGTCAGGGTGTCCGTACAGCTTCAATGTCTTACGGTCATCCAGCAAAGACTGGAAGCACATGTTTGTCTGTGCTGAGGCTTTGAATGGCTCATCATACAGAAGGTATACACCATTACGTACACAGAATGAAGCCATAGCATCCTTCCATTCCATAACAGAAGCACCGTTCTTCTCATGTACCCAAGGCATACCAACGTAGTCACTTGGCTCAGTGCCGCCCATACCACCAATGAAGGCAAAGGGGCGATTGATACGAGCACATATCTGTTCAGGCGTAGTTGTCTTACCAGTACCGGGAGGGCCATAGGCAAACACCGTCTTGTTGAACTCAATGCCCATAAGGATAAGCAGGGCATAGTCATGGTCAAACTTGTGGTTTTTGTCCACCTCTGGAATCATGCCCCGGATATTCTCAGGCCAATCATCTGCCTCACGATAGGTGTGATGGAAGTAGAAGTCACCCGCTGGATGATCTTCACCAATAATATCCTTATAGCTCCGGCTGCCCTTCTTGGGTCGAGCTTTGTGGTTGAAGAATACAACAGGCTTCTCTGGCTCTTTCTGTTCAGGCTGTGCCTTACCTAGTCGAGCTTCAAGTTCGCTGCGTAGTTTGTCTTTAGTGTCAGTCATAATAATCTCCTATTTGATTATAGCGTCTTTAAATAAATTAAGTAGTGTTGCTTCAAGTTGGGAAGGCTTGTTAAGCACCTTGTTGTTTGAGTAGAAATGTTGAACACAGTCTGACTCAATGCCTACCCCATATAGTTCACAAGGGCTATTTCTCTCAATGTCTCTGCAAGTTAGTTTTAGAAATTCATGGGGATTGCTACCTCCTGCTGGTTGTCCATCTGATAATACAATCATGATTTTACGTTTCTGTTTCTGCTTAATCAGCTTGTCCACAGTGTATATCAATGCTTCAGCGTCAGCATTGCCATTCATATCCACCTTATGACTAGTCATTCTACGGATTATGGTGTCGCTGTCAACTCCTGATTCATTGAATTTCTTGTGCTCATACACAACACACCCTGCGTGTCCTGTACTAAAGCCATACACTGCATGGTTGATGTTAAGTTTCTTCAAACATTCCACCATAGATGCTGCTGCGGCACAAGCATGTGTGTAGCGAGAGCCATGCATACTGCCTGAGCTATCCACTACTAGGAGAACAGAGGTGTCCAGTACGTCCTTAACTTCTTTCTGTCTGAATATACGTTCATTCCCACTAACAACTGAGGAAATTACACGTTTATTAATCTTCCCTCTCTTATGCCCTCCTACATATCGGGCCTGACTCATCACCTTGAGAATGTTTCTCACCTTGGCAGACAGGGCTTGTGGCATCACCTTGCGTATGCTCTGGTATCGGCCACCACTTCCAGACTGTTCATGCCCCGCTGTACTAATTACATGTACGTCCCAAGGGATTATTTGCTTGGATAGGTCGTACGCAGAGAAGTCCATCTCTTTGTTTATTCCCACTTCATAGCTGGAATACCCATCCCCCAAGTCTGTCATAGGCTTGATCTTTTGGCTCTCACTGTCTCCATCCTGTTCTTCCTCTCCTTCCCCTTCTGCCTCTTGAGCCTGTGCAGATGCATCATCTCCACGTTGCTTTTCTTGTGAACCTTGCTGATCTTCTCCATCACCTGATTGGTCTGCATCACTTTCACCTTCTCCGCCTTGTGGCGGCTCCTCTTGTTGAACATTTAAAATTGAGGCTATCTTGTTAGCCAGATTGAAATTGTCAATCCCTGATTCACGTTGTTCCACCATCTCGTCGAACACACCGTCCATTAGTTTATCATACAGAGTTTTGGCCTCTCCATCCAGAGAATTCACCAAACTACCCGCAACCCCACCATTAACCATGCTGTTAGAGGCTCTCACAGACGCGTCAAGCGCATTTAAGGCCCTAGCCTGTGGGGAGATATTAGTGTCACCCAAAACGCTCTCATATCGCTTCTCAGCGGCTCTGGCAGAATATTCATCTGCACCTATGAGGCGGCGGTGTTGGCTTAGTTTTGTGTTCTGATCACACACAAGGGAATGAATACTTTTCAATCCATCACCTTCAGGTATGTAATCCAAATCACTCCTGTTGTTTTTGTTACGTTGGTAAGTTTTTGTGATGAGCATATCCATCCAATTGTCCAGCTCTTCCTCTGTCATTGTTGGATCAAAGTGGGGCATCACCACCTCACCATGTCGCTCTTTCACCTCGCCATATTCGTCCCAATCAACTTCTCTGTAGCGTAAACCATTACCATCTACCAAAGCATTGATGAGTCGTCTATGTGACTGGAGCATCCAGCTACTATTCATATCATCTCCTCTTATAACAATGTTATATGTTAGCCGTTGTTGTACGGCTGTGTACGTTTCAAGTAAGCGTCACGTTCAAGGCGGTCAGCCTTTTCTTTTTGCTTACGTTCCCGTTCCTGTTTAATGACACGGTGAGCCATCTTGGCAGCATACATGCTATGTGCTGCTATCTCTTCGCCTTCAATAATGAATGTTTCTATTGTATCGCTACTCATTCCAGAGTTCCTCCGATAGTTTTGTTTTAAACCAGATGTAACATGTAACAAAGCCATTGAAAAAGTCCATCCAGTATTCCGGTATTCCTACTAGATAGGATGTGAACATTATTACACACCAGAAGAGGATTGTCAAGCCTGTCAGCTTAAGTATGATCTTAAATGCTATCATCTTTTTATTCCTCATCGTCCTCATCATCGTCACTAGGGCCGTATGTACAGGCAATCCCCACCATCACCATTATAGCTGTTAGGAAGCCTGAGAAGAAATAAGTAAAATATAACATTGTTATAACTTACCTTTTGAAACGGCTATAAAGTCCATAATAACCCACAACCCTAAGAATAAAGCTAGACCAACAGACTCGGCTTCAAACACATCTTCTGGAAAATATCCTAAATGTGTCGCACCTATAAAACAGAACATAGACAATATAAATATTAAACTTCTCATGTTATTTCTCCTTAAGGGTCATTTTAATAACCACCTCTCCGTCTTCCTTGGCTCCCTCTCGGAGAATACCAAAGAATTGATCGTTGAGTGCAGCTATATCGTCTTCATGCTTCTTGGCAGCATCTAGTTCGCCAGCCTTACGGCCAGCTTTCTTGCCTATTAGATAGGCTATGATGCCTGACACAATTAGCATTATGTATTCAATGTGTCCCATATCTCCTCCACGTTTATATACACTACTTCATCACCCGGACGATAATCCACTGGCCTTTGTCCATCAGAAAATCGTCTGAACCCTCTAGTTGAATGGGTTAGTCTCTTATATCCATCATTAACTACTACAGTGGTGACTTGTTTAGCCACTAAGTCCTCATATGAAGTCTTTCTCGCCGACCCCCAACCATAACCCAAATCAAACAACACTTCCTGCATCTCTTCAGAGAGAGTTGGGGATATAGGATACTCTCCTAGATACAGCATATAGAAGGTGTTCATGACTACCCTTTGTTAATAGATACACACACTGGATGACTAGGCTTGATGCGGTGAAAAGTGTCGGAATGATCTTTTGAGTCCTTCACTTTCAGACAAGCCAAGTCTGTGAGTGGTACAGATATAAACTCACTCTTGCGGATATTATCCACCACAACATCACGAATGTAATCAACTGAGTGAGGCGTTACAATATGACTGGTCACTCTGGATGCGTTGTATGTTTTACCATTGGTGTAGTAGAATTTAAGTTTATTCATAATATATCTCCTATTATGTATATAGTATTTATAACAATGTTATAATGTATTTAGAATTATATATAATATATAATATGTATTATATATTTATTATATAAATATATGTATATAGTATATTATACAATTCTTATTATACACTAATCTTTAGATTTGTCAACCTCTTCCAGTGCTTCGGATAGAATACGAGACATCACTGCCAAGTGTTGCATACCTTGTGTCTCCAAATCATCGAAAGACTTGGATAGCTTCCAGTTCTTGTATGCCATAAAAGACAGAACAGGAAGGAACACAACACCAAACCAGAAGAAGAATGTCCAAGGCTCATTATTTAACAGGAGAGACAATGAAGCCATTATCCCCAAGCCTGACCAGAATCCGCTGGTATGCATTCTGCTGGCAGTGTTCCACCTTCTATCTTCTACTTCTCGCAAGATGTTTCTTTCTTCTTCATTCATAATTAATTTCCTCTACATTTTGAACAATTACACTCAATATTATTCTGAATAAACTTCTCAATGTCTTCATCAGAATACCCAAAAAGTTTTCCCATTTGCCTATGATATTCCTTAATACCAAGACGCTTAACTCCGTCAGATTGCAAGCTATTGTATTGCTCTATTAAATGCTCACAATGCCTTCTAACTACCACCACCTCTCCCTCTGGACTATCCCTACTTTCCCTTATAAAACAAACACTTAGAAGCCCTACTTTAGAAAGTGCTGTAGCTATTGAATAGCCTATAGGGTCTTTATGTTTCTCTATAACAGCTAAGGGTTTTAGTCCACCGAGTACAAGCTGCACTTCTCTATGTTCATGAGGTGCTATTCTTCCAGTTCTTGCGGTCATAGCTTCCTTTACCTTTCTTTGGTTTATGTTTCTTGCTACCAAATGTAGCAATTCCACGTATGTTTATGCGCCTGTCTTTTCTACGTTTCATTTTCAAGTATATACATTACGTTTGTTTGATGTTCGTTGGGTTTCCAGTCTACCTCTACCCACTCATCGTCATGCACATCATCATAGACATACATAACCCCATCTTCTATCTTTAAGTTCTTGCTCCACCTGTGCCCTGCAAATTCCCATATAGCTATGCATTGCCCCTCTGTAGGCATAACGGATGTTATAACATTGTTATTAGATTGGGCATTGGCAGGTTCAATCCAGTCAGGATGGTAATTCCAACCGTTACTTAAGTAGTAACACAAATCCCCCTCATACCTCACAATATTGTCTACTGTAAGTTTCATTCCAACGTACTTATCCATAGGCTTGTTCCATGTAGGCCACGAATTTCTATTTATCGGAGCTACATCAACAACCTTAACAGTGTCTCCCACTTTAAACTCAGTCATTGTATCCTCTCTCAACTAATCTGTTCATATTAGTATAACAGTCGGAAGGGCTAGGTGTCCAGCATACCTGACGAACAATGCTATCATCAATTATTTTATGCATGTATACGTCCCATTTGTTGTACGTAGCTTTGTTCACACTATACCCACGATATAACATTTCCTCATATATTCTGCTATATCTGTTATGCAAATATAACAGCTTGTTTGTAAAGAATTTAACATGCCCTGCACCCATGCAATAATTTGCTGGACGAACGCCAGCAACGCCGTGTCTTTCAACGTAAGTGAACACTCTAGGTAGTTCATGGTATTCAGCTATCAAGTGTTCTCTGCTTAACACTTCAGGCGGTAGTACATTAATTCTAGTCATTCTACGTATGGCCTCACTTCTGAATATTTATATGCCACCTTAAACAATCTCTTTTTGTAATACAAGAAATACTTCTGTCCAGTGGCACACCATATTAATTTAAAATCAGGGTCGTTACTCTTCAGTAGTTTCATCTCCTGTGTCCTCAATAGATTCAAGGAAGTGATTAGCTGCATTCACTAGGTTGTCTGGTAATCGTTGTACACTCTCCATCTGTGATGCTGTTTCAGCACCATTCCATACAATAGCACCGCCAATAATCCATTTTAAATCATCTTTATCCGGGTAGAGTACAGCAAGTAGAGAGCCTGTAATCAACACGATTATAGAGAGCTTACCAAATAGATTTAAACCTCTCTGCATTTTATATTCGCCTGTTCCCTCTTCTGTCTGGTCAAACACTAGGTCGCCATCAGAACCAATGAACAAGAAGCCCCATGCAACACTTCCAATCACTCCTGCAAACAACATCACTTCAATGAGTGAGCCTAAAACCAAATACAAATAAATCAAAATCGCTTCGTTCATAATATTTCTCCTTATAACAATGTTATAAATTAAATTAAACTTTCTAAGTTGCTTACTACATACTCATGACCAGCCAATGCGTCATCATAGTATGAATACCTGTTCATATACAGCTCAGAGTAGTTTATGTTTCCTCCACTGTCCTTCGCAAAAACCATAGTTTCAAATACTACAGGCACACTATTATTGTCATACCCATGATCAATACCAAGGAACACAGTGCTAACCCAATATGTTTGCCCATCAATCACTACATCATCTTGCGCTACACGCTTCCTGTCTCTATTTCTTTCCAGCCATTCAGCTCCTTCTAGGTAAGTGGCTGCTTTAACTACGTTGTTGTTGTCATCCAGTATATACCAATCAATCATGTTTATTCTCCCGTATAACATTGTTATATGTACGTGTGTTTAATAATTAACAGTGGATTGTATGCCCACGATAACGAAAGGAGACATAACAACCATCATAAATAATATTGTCACAGTCATCCAGAATAAGTCGCGCAAGTTCATAACAATTCCTCCATCTAGGGTTCCCATTCTACAGAATAATAAGTAAATGTCAAGCCTAACGGCTTATAACATTGTTATAATTACTCTATACAAATTGCATTAACTATCTCTAATAAGTTTATGTTTTCATTACAAAAAACAATATCGTCTTTATTTATGTATTTAAAACGATCTCCACGACTTTCCCTTGCAAACTTAGCACAGTAATAATCACCGTCATCATCTGCTTGTTCATCTAGCTTTAGATATAGTTCATCGTCATATTGAACAACACAACCAACGGGCACATCCTCC